GTAACGTATTCAATAGACAAAGAATCTCTAGGTATGGATTTTACAAACGTAGGCGCACCAAATAATAATGTAGATACTTACTTTGTTGCTACAGGAACAATACCTAATAGTTGGGGAGATGAAGAAGGAACAGACTATAATACTCTTTCATATGACATAGGAGCACCAGTAGTGACAGTGTTACAAAATACTATTGGGCATATTTGGTGGGGTACTAATTCTGCTCTCAAATTAAATTATATTAACTCTGATAATTTATTCACACAAGATAAAACTTTTGTAACCTTAATACCAACTACTAACAATAATAATACTAGCCTTATACAATTTATTAGAGCATCTAATAGATTAGCAGGTAATACTGTTAGTCCAATCGAAATAAGAATTTATAATTAAAATAATCAATATGAAAACACTAGTAGAAAAGTCAATCAAGATTACAGGAGTACCGAAGTTAAATACTAAAACAGTATTTAATCTAAATCAAATTCCAACTTTATTAGAAGATGCTACTGAAGAACAGAAAAGAAATGTTAGGGAAAAAGAACTTGAAAACAAGAAAATTCTTAGTGATGGAAGTTTTATTTCTTTAACTAAAATCAAAGGTCGTAGATTGGTAATAGAGTTTGAATCTGAAGAAAATGGTGTAATAATAAAAGATAAGATATTGCTTTATATTCCAACAACTGAATCTGAAGAAGAGATTAAAACCTTTATTGTAAGTGAGATTTCTGAGATTTTAAATCCAACAGAAGTTCCGCAACCTTAAAGTATAAAACCTATTTTTGTAACAAGAAAATAAACCCTAAACCTATGCTCCTACAAATCCAAGAAGTTATCGAAACTGCTACATCGGTTAGTTTAATGACTCCTATGGCAATTATGACATTGGTAGCAATTGGTGGAATATACATTGCAAATGTTCTTAGGAAAGAAAACAAAACACTTCAAGAATCAATACTATCAAAATCTGAAGCAAATACTGTTAAGATGGTTGAGGTAGCGATTGAATCTAAAATAGCTTTTGAAAAAATTTCAGAACAATTAGATAAGCTTAAATGCCACGGAAAATGAGGTTAGCAACACGAAGAGCAATAGACGATACAAGCTGTATAGATGCACTTGACGACCTATTATGCTCAATAAGAAAGGTAAGTCGGCCTGAACAACTCCAAGAAGAAAAGCTTGTTGAGTATAATTCAAACAGACAGGAAATAGAAAAAGCATATCAAGTATCTATGTTTTACCTTCCGAAGATGACAACAGCAAGAATGGTGGTAGACCTTGCTACATTAGGAGTATTTACTTCATACCTTTACAAATAATGAAAAAGCAAGTAACAGGTGGAAACCACCAAGTAAGGGTTAAAAGAAAACTTCGGAGACACAGAAAGTACCGGGGCAAAGGATTTAAATCATACAGAGGACAAGGCCGATGAGTAAACCTAAGTACTTTGCAATAGCAGAACTCGCAGACCCTAAAATCATCTCTAGAATTGGAGAAGAAGAAACCTGGGGATTGCTAGACCCTAAACTCTTCCCAGCACTTGATTGGTTGAGAGAAAAGTTTGGACCACTCCTTATTAATGGAAAAGGATATTCTGAGTCAGGTCTTAGAGACCCTAACACTTCAACAGGCAGCCCTAAGTCAGCTCATAAAAAGGGGCAAGCCTATGACATCAAACCTCTCACAAAAGGTGTAACTGTCCAAGAAATGTATTCCTTTGTTCTGGCTAATAAGGAAGAGTCATTAAAGCATGGTATCACTGAAGTAGAAGACATCAGAGATACAACCACTTCAAATATCTACGGAGGATGGTTACACATAAGTTGCAGACCACATTCAATACCAAATACAATCAGAGTAATCAGACCTTAATTCAAATGTTCACTTCAATCATTGCATCCATTACTTCATCATTACCATTCATCAAAGAGAATTATAAGCAGATTATTTTCGGACTACTATTCATTTGGGTTGTAATATGCTCTTTAACACACTGTAGACACATCTCTTCGTGGGATGATCATAGTACAACTACAGTTCAAGTAGATACCTTTTACGTTTATCCTGACACAAACGCTATCTTTGCACTGCACGGATTTGATACTCTCCCAAAATATGTACAGCAACTTCAATCCCGAACCAGATTTCAACCCAAGACTCCTGACTTTGCTGGCAATGGTGGTTGCCGCGACTCTCTTGCTACTCTGTGGGCTGTTTGCAATGAAATAACTCAAATGACTCTCCTATGTGATTCCATGTATGGAGATGCAGTTGCAATACGTTCCTATTCAGATTCACTAAGAAATGATTCCATTGTTATGTACGCAGCGTTTGATGTAAGTGGTAGATTGATTGGAGAACCTAAATTTGAATACAAGTACTTAGCCCCAAGAGAAGTCATTAGAGAAGTCCACACAGTAAACCACGCAGCAAAAGTTTACAGAAAACTCTATGCTGAATTAGCTATTGGTCCAAGATTACTTTGGAAACAAAATGAACTTACAACCGCAGTAGCAACTATTGGAGTTGGATTTACCAGTAAAGAAGATTGGTCATACGGAATTGTAGCAGATTTCTCTGATACAGACTACGCTGTAAAGTTCGCTATAAGAAAAAGCGTAAGCATAGGTTCAAGGTAAACAATTTTTGTCTACTATTGCATAATTATAACCTGTCACAATTCTTTGCATGGGTGTTCCAACTATAATAGGTACAGTTACGCTAGAAATGTTGGAGAAGTTTCCCAACTTACCAAGCCAAACACTTGCAAAGAAACTGTTTGCTGACTGCCCTGAAATCTATAATACTATTGATAGTGCAAGATGTGTTGTTCGATACTATCGAGGTCAGATAGGTAAAAACAATAGAAAAAATATACGCATGGAAGAAAAACCACAAGCAGGAAGTTTTGCAAATGCAATGGGAATACCCAATCCTTTTTACTTGCCTGATTCAGATGAAGTAGAATGGGAACCGTACATTATCCCACCAGCAGTAACAAGACTCTTAATTCTATCTGACATACATATTCCTTATCACAATGTCAATGCTTTAACTCTAGCCATTCAATATGGGAAAGACAAGAAAGCAAATGGTATTATGCTTAACGGGGATATACTTGACTTTTATGGATTGTCTTCATTTGAGAAAGACCCAAGGAAAAGAAGATTCTCTTCAGAACTTGAAATGGGTCGACAGTTTCTACAGACAATTAGAAAAGAGTTTGACGGTGTACCAATATATTACAAATTAGGTAACCATGAGGAAAGGTACGAGCGTTACCTAAGAATTAAAGCTCCTGAGTTGTTAGATGTTGCAGAGTTTAGAATGGATGTCCTATTAAAGTTTGGAGAAATAGGTGTACAACTTATAGATGATAAACGCATCATAAAGTTTGGTAAGCTAAACATTATGCACGGTCACGAGTTTGGTAATTCAGTATTTTCCCCAGTAAATCCTGCAAGAGGTTTATACATGAGAGGAAAAGAAAACTGTATTGCAGGACATAATCACCAAACAAGTAGTCACGTTGAACCTACTATGAATGGGCATGTAATAAATACATGGTCAACAGGTTGCCTTTGTGAGCTTCACCCGTCCTATCTCCCCATAAATCGTTGGAACTTAGGATTTGCCTATGCTGAACGTGAATTGAATGATGAATTTACAGTGCATAATCACACTATTGTAAACGGAAAAGTCCGGTAAGTATGACAAAACAAGAAGCCACACTTTTTGCGAAAGATATGTATCAGTCATTCAATACTATGGACAGAAATTCTTGGCGTGAAAACGTACGGAATGAAGCCAGGAAAAAGGGGGAAGATGAGGGATGGGTATTTGCAGCAACTACTTGGTTGGAACAAATGTTTTCTATCTACAGAAAATGAGTTTACGTTATGAACAAGAGGCATCTTTGTTGATGACTCGTGAGTTTCTATTGGACTTACTGAATACAACTACTAGACCAAAGACCGTAAAGGAATTGAAGGAACGGGCGCGAAGGTGTCTAAGGCATTACCCACCATTGGATGTGGATGGCAGTCCTATCTTTTCAAAAGATACTTTCAACCGTCTGGAAAAATCGGACAGTTCAATTTGAATGTTAAATCATACCTTAACGGGTATATCATTCTTGAATGTAGGGTATTTCATGCGTTTTTTGACCTTATCGGGTATAAATAAGTCAGTTTATAGCCTGACTTATTTGGTTAGAAAGTCAGTTCATAGGCTTACATTCACTATCTTTGCATTAACAGTACCCGAACGCTTACCGTAGACCAGCGTACCAGTCATGGGTCGTTTACCCAGCTAACGGATAGTATCCAATGGCCGACCCACTGCTTTAGGATTGGGATTTCCCAGTCGGCAGTGGGTTTCTTTTTTTATCTTTGTATCAATCAAACTTGACACGCCTCTGATTCAAGCGCACTTTGTCGGGTCTTTTCAGCCAGTCGTAAGGTTTGTGGTGACCCTTACGGCTGGCTTTGTTAATTCTTAAAACCACACTTGTTAATTCACAAAAAGTTAAACTCCATTAGCCTTCAACTACTTAACTGCTTTTTTGTTAAATGTTGAACATGAAGTTTTCAAGTGCACCAGTTAGGTAGTGCAGTACACTACCCCCTAAACAATTAATTTTATTTAAGGATTTTTTACATATCACAATTAGATATTGTATTTATCTTTGTACCCGAACTTAAATACAAAAATAGTTATGGTACAAGCAATAGGAACATGGGTACTCCTTAAAGACCCTCGTGAGAAGAAAGCAAAATTGGATTTAATTGTGCCTTCTGCATACAAAGAAAGTCAAGCTGCACAAGAGTTAGAGACCATTTCTCATATACTTGAAGTAGTAAGCGTAGGTGATTTAGTTCGTGACCAAAATCTAAAGATAGCTAAAACAGTTATGATCGACACAAGAGCACAATTTACAGCTATTAATACTGTAAAAGATGGGGAGGAAGAGTTTGTAATTGTTCTTCAGGAGAATCAAATAGTAGCTGTACTCAGTTAAGATGAATGGCACTGTAACCATATCCCTTGTAGATTTCAAAACCTTAGAGGAAAAAGCAGCCTTGAGTGAAAAGGCCAATCTTTTACTCATAGAAGTAGCTGCAGATGTAGCTACAATCTTAGATGAGATGGAGAAAATAGGGGATATGGAGAAAGTGGCAAATAGGTATAACGAAAAGGGTAGGAATACTGTAATTAAATTGAAAGGTGACGGATGGAGACTAATCAAAAAGTGATTATCAGAGTGAGGTTCGGCACTACTGTTGATCGCCTAAGGTTCTGGAATGGTCCTATAGGATTATCTAATAAAGAGTTAGAGGTCCTAGGGGCTATTCTAGATTCTAAAGGAGAGTTTCTTGGCACACACAATAGAAGACAGGCAGCTGCACAACTTGGGGTATCTAAAGAGGTTCTAAATACGTACATACAAAGGCTTAAAACAAAAAAAGCAGTAATTTTGAAAGATGGAGTATACAGACTCACGAACATTTTCGTTAACAACCCCCATGTGGAAGTCATCATGCATGGCAGATCCGAATGATATTCAAAGTAAAGAGCATGTATCTCAAGTATTTTGGGAAATGCGTTCTGGATTATCAATTTTAATTATGTATACACCAAAAGGTAAATTAGTAGTAGTAGAACATGGCTAAGAAAACACTAGGAGAAATGGTTTGGGGGTTTGCAACAGAGCTTGCTACTCATGCAAAAGGAGGGTTTGCGCATGTAGACCCAGTAACTTACTCACGAAGAATATCTACTTGCATGGATTGCCCTTTATTTGCAATAGCTACTCCACATTGCACAAAGTGTGGGTGTAATATGGAGGTAAAAGCTAAATGGGCAACCTCACGGTGTCCGCTAAACCCCCCACTATGGGACAGAGAAACCAAAGAAAATGATTCGAACCAAAACGGAGATAATCCAACTATTAGCGACCAAGTATAATCTCTCTTTAAGAGAGATAACCAAAATCGTAAACTCTCAATTTGCAGTTGTAGCTTTAACTATGAAAGCAAAAGAGTATGAATCTGTTCGTCTCCCTATGTTTGGGGTGTTCAAAGTACGTCCTGAGTCAATATACAATGCCAATTTGCACAAGCATAAAACTAAAGTTAGGAAACACAGATGCTAAGAGAACGCCTTTTACAATTAGATGGAGCTTATGAAGTAACCCCATCACCTTATACCATGTCTATCCCAGCTTTTAAGGCTGTTGTAGATACTCATAAGGTAACTAAAGGCGCTAAAATCTTAGCTTACGTGTATTTTATGCGGGATCCAAGGTCTATCTACATGTCTTATGATGATTCTCAAAGACATGCAGAGGTTTCTAAAGTCCTATTCAAAGAGGAAGGATTCAAACCAGACAAAGTCACTAAAGATGCCCTTGAAGAGTACACAAAAACTGCTTCATCTGCAGCACTTTTACTTGAAGCTGCAATTGAGAGTATCAGTAAGATTAAAACATGGTTGAAGAACCTTGATGTAGAGTCTGAAGAGTATGATGCTGTAAAACACATGCGCATTCTTGGAGATATGGGGAAAACCATTAATGGTCTTAAGGATTTAGAGGAAGCAGTGCAAAAAGAGTCCCTTGTAAACGATACTTATGGGGGAATAACTGTAAGTAAGTATAATGAATAGGCACTTTGTAAATACTAAGAGGCTATCTCCTGCAGGAAACGAGTTTACAAAGACTGGGAGGTACTGCCAGTATCCTAAAAACACAGCTTTGTACTATGAGTTTTGGGATGAAGAGAAAAGAAGATGCCTTGAGGGATTTACAACAGATGAGGGGGATATAACCATTACAGGTTTCCACTATTTCTACCTCAACTATACAAGAATACAAAGAGTTAAGAGCACCACAAGACCTGATGGGACTATTCACTCAGAACGTGTAGAAGGATTCCCAGCATTCTACGATACCGACTTTCATTACTACCAAGCAGTTGAAACCTGCAGAGCAACTGGCAAACATTTAGCAGTTCTTAAGGCCCGAAGAAAGGGTTTCTCTTACAAAGCTGCGAGTATGATGAACAGGAACTACTTCTTAGTTCGTCACTCCAAGAACTTTGTATTTGCATCCCTCAAGGAATACTTGACAGGTGTCGATGCCATCCTTACAAAGACTTTCGAAATGATGGCCTTTATAGATGACAACACAGCTTGGTCTCAACCTCGTTCTTTGGATAGACCTATGGAAAAAACTTCAGGGTACAAGAAAAGAGTAAATGGACAATGGGTTCAGAAAGGATTCTTAAGTTCTATCGCTGGAGTTTCATTGAAAGATGACCCTGAGAAAGTAAAAGGTAAAGCCGGTGAATTGATTTTCTTCGAGGAAGCAGGTTCTTTCCCTGAACTTCAAGATGCATGGGCTTATGCTATGCCTACAATGCGTCAAGGAGATAGGACATTGGGAACCATGATTGCTTTTGGTACAGGGGGAACATCAGGCTCAGGGTTTGAATGCTTAGATGAATTGTTTTATCACCCTGAAGCTTATGATTGCTTATCATTCCCAAATGAATGGTCGGATTCTTCTTTAGGTACTGAGTGTGGATTTTTTGTCCCAATTTACCACATCCTTGAAGGCTTCATAGATGCAGACGGGAATTCTAATGCGGAATCTGCAAGAGATTTTGAGATATTAGAGAGAAATAAAAAAAGACAAGGTAATGACCCGAAAGCTTATGACACATATATTGCAGAGCATCCTTTCAGTCCTGAGGAAGCTACATTACAGGTAAGTGCAAATATCCTAAATCAAGCCACCTTAAAAGAGCAGTATGATAGGGTTAAGGTGCACAACCTTACAACTTTAGGTGTCCCAGGAGAACTTGTTCCGCATAATGGGAAGGTGAATTTTCAACCTAATTGGGAACTGAAACCAATCATAAGATTTCCTCACAGAAAAGGAGATGATATTACAGGGTGTGTAATTGTTTATGAGAAACCTTTCACTCAAAATGGAGAGGTTCCTGATGGATTGTACTTTATCTGCCATGACCCTTACGCGCAAGACCAAGCAACCTCAACATCTTTAGGTGCAGCATACGTATTGAAAAGACCGAACAAGTATTCCCAACCTGATGATATGATTGTGGCTAGTTATGTTGGGAGGCCAGCAACTCAGGACATTTACAACTACACCTTATTCAATTTAGCCAGTTTTTACAATGCTAAAATTGGATTTGAAAATGACCGAGGAGATGTGATAGGTTACGCTAAAAGATTTAGGAGATTAAATCAGCTACAACCTCAATTTGAGATGCTTCAGAACAAAGACCTTCAATCTAAAACTGTAGATAGGGGTTTTGGTATGCACATGACTGAGCAAAGAAAGAACCAAGGGATATTATCATATCGAGATTGGTTGGATTGTAAGCGAGGACGAGCATTAGATGACACCTTTACTCTTAATGTGCACAAGATTTATGACCCAGCACTTTTACAAGAGAGTATGAAGTTCAACAACAAAGGAAACTTCGATAGAGTCATGGCTCTGTTAGTAGGTATGTACATGATGCAGGAGATGTACAACACAACTGTTCGTCCTAAAGTCACACAGGCTCACGGAGAGTGGTTTGATAGAGTTTATGATGGGTCTTTCAATCCTCAAGAAGATGACATAATAGGAGGGGAGGTAATTTCCATTTAAGATTGTAATTTTGCAAGTACCTATCTCACAGAAAAATGTATAGTAGTATTCCCGATCAACGCATACCATTAGCCGAAAAAGATAAGGCTTGGAAGAAGAAAACAATGGATGCTTATTTGAACCTTTCCGAGTACACAAGAAGTATTCGTAAAAGGGAATTGCAAAGACTCTACGACTACTACAATGGAGTTATGTATCCTGAGGATTATGACTATGTTCTTAAGCCATACGGAAAATCTAGGAAAGCATTCCCATCTAAAATGCGGAATTATCCTATCATAAAACCTACAATTGATTTACTCTTAGGGGAAAAATCTCGTAGACCTTTTAACTACTCTGTAATTGCAATAAATGCTGATGCAGTAGATAGGAAAGAAAAAGCTAAGATGGATTTCATTAATGAACAGGCAATGCAGATGTTCACGAATGAATTGAATGCAATGGGTATAGACACAGGAGAAGAGTCTAAGCCTGTTCCTCCACCTGACAATCTTCAACAACAATTCGAAAGAACTTATGTAGATCATGTAGCTGTTCTGGGCCAAAAAGGATTGACATATATTCTTCAGCATCAAGAGATTCACGAAAAGATGCAAAAGGGATGGTTTCACTTCTTAGTTGCAGGAGAAACCTTCTCTGAAAGAACCATTCGAAACAATGAAGTAATTTATGAAGTTCTAAATCCATTGGATGTAGACTACGATTTAGATCCTGACTTGGATTACGTAGAGGATGGTGATTGGGCAAAGGTTACTAAGTATATGGGACCTACAAGTATCCTTAAAAATTGGGGACAATTCTTAGATAAAGACCAATACAATAAAATCATATCTGATTCAAATTTTGATTCTGGAAATCTCTTTATAAGTTCAAGAGAGAATACAAATAACTCTAGACTGATTAGAGTTCAAATACTGTACTGGCAATCCATGAAACGCACTGGATTCTTTACATCGGTAAATCCTGAAACAGGAATGCCTGAAACAGTTGTTGTAGAAGATGGGTTTAAGATTCCACAAGAAGCTAAACTTTATGGGGAAACTTCATTGGAATGGATTTATGACAACTCCCCTTGGCAAGGTATTCGAATCGGAGAAGATTTAGATATAGATGTAAGACCTGTAACAGAGGAGAGAGTCTCCCTGGACAACTTAAGTAATACTAAACTTCCTATCAATGGGAAAAGATACTCAGACATAAACTCTGAGAATATTTCTTTAGTAAAACTTGGGGTACCATTTCAAGTCAACTACAACATTTACAAGTACCGGTTAGAAACAGCCATAGCTAAGTCTAAAGACATCATTGCTCAATTGGATATAAACCTAATCCCTAAGAAATGGGATATGGATAAGTTCATGTACTTTGTAGAAGGTACTGGCATTGCATGGGTAGACTATGACAAGGAAGGTGTACGATTAAGTCCTCAGCATCAAACTGTAATGGACTTAAGTATCAAGACTATAGGCATGTATATGGACCTCCTTAATTCTATTCAAGCTGAATGGGAGAATGTTTCAGGGGTAAACAATCAAAGGAGAGGTGATGTAGGTCAGTATCAAGGTAAAGCTATGGGTCAGCAAGCAATTATTCAATCCTCGCATACAACTGAAGATACTTACAGAAAGTTTGCAGGGTTTGAACGTAGAGATTTACAAGCTTGTATAGATTTAGCTAAACATGCTTGGATAAATGGGAAGAAGGGTATGTACATCATGCCTGATGGGTCTCAACAGTTCTTAGACGCTCCTGAGGGTATTCCAATCAATGCAGATTTAGGAGTATTTGTAACAGATGCAACCTCTGAGGTTGAAAAATTCAACTTTGCAAAAGAGCTTGCACAATCTATGGTTCAGAAAGGTGGTCGTGTTTCTACAGCCCTTGACATGATTGAGGGGGACAGCTTTATAATCCTTAAAGAGAAAGTAAAGAAGGCTGAGAAGATGCAAGATGAACTTCAACAAGCTCAAGCTCAAGCTGAACAAGAACAATTGCAAGCTCAACAAGAACAACAACTTCAAATGCATCAAGAACAGTTAGCTGATAAGGAAGCTGACAGAGAACTTGAGCGCTCTGAAGGAGAAGCGGATAGACAGAATAAGATTACTCTTATGAAGATGCAACTTGAAGCTAAACCTCAAGTGATTGTTCCAGATGAAAATCGTAAACTTAGTCTTGAAGAAAGAAAAGTAGACGAAACTCGTAGAGCAACTGAAAGTGCAGAGAGACAAAAAGATAAAGAACTTCAATTAAAGAGTTCAGAGATGCAATTGAAAGCTGCAACTGAAAAGTATAAAGTGGATAACAAACCTAAACCTTCTGCTAAATGAGAACTCCATTCGAAGTAATGTTAGAGGCGTATGCTAATAACTATCAAGGTTCTATTTCAGACCTTATGGAACAAGAAGCTATGGCCGGGGAAGCTGCTCCTGCTGAACAAGCCAATACTCCTGAAGAAAAGCGAGTGGGGATGAGTAATGGGCCACGACCTATTCAGTTTAATAATGTTCAAGGGGAACCATTTAATACAATGGAAATGGGAGATACTCCAATTAATATGGATATGTATAAGGGAGAGGAATTGGTAAAGTCTTATCAAGATGTTCAACCTGGCGTACCTCACATAGATACAGCAGGTGCAGATACAGTTATTGAAACACCATCCTTTAAGTTAGGAGGTTCTATGGCAGATAAGTTAAGGAATTCTAAATACTTCAGAGGATGAAAAAGTCTAAATGTTCAGTTTGTCCTGACGACATAAGTTCTACTCCTAAGGACTTAAAGAAGTATCAGACAGGCAGTAAATCAAAAGATGTTTTGTACAACATAGACAGAGCAAGAGAACTTGGATATGAGCCAGACGGAACAGGTCATTTACCTTCTGTCGATTCTGAAACTGGAATGTGGTTGAAGTCCAAGAAACATCCTACTGCTAGTAAAGAATTAATGGCTTACACTTTAAATCTTGACTTGCAAAGGCAATTAAAGCATCCAATTGTGAATCAAGAGGGGTACTTTGGAGACGATCAACTTCAATACCAAGAAAAAACCTTACCTAAAGATTTAAAGAAGTATCAGACAGGCACTTCAACTTACTCTGGAGGCATGCTTCCTATGGCAACAGTTTCTTCTCCTATGTCTGAAAGTCCTATAGCTAGAAACTTGAGAGTTAAAAAAGCTTTACAAGAAGGTAGAGATGTCAATACAGCTAAGACTGCAAAAGAAAGAGAGTTTGAAAATACTGTAAAGGAACTCTCAGGAGCAGGGTCTGCGGAACGTATTTACAACAATCCTAAAAAGACTGCTGTAGGAACTGCAAAAGCGCTTGCAAACATTGCGGCTCTTCCAGTTGGAGTAGGTCAAGGACTTTCAGAAGTTGTAAGAGGAAAAGAGTTTAATATGGGAAATAATCCTCTTACGGGTGGAAAATACTCTGAAGGATTTAATGAAGCATTAGATGTTGCAACAGTACTTCCTGCAGTAGGGCTTTTAGGTAAAGGTGTAAGAGCTGGTAAAGCAGCTATTGAAACAAGTAAAGATGTTGGTTTATTATCTAATGCTCATAAATTAAATCCTTTAGCATTTAAGCCTAATAAATCAAATTGGTACAGACAGGTTGGTAAGTCCGCAATAGATGATGCTTTAAAAACGGGAGTAATTAGAGAAGCTGGTGAAGAAGTTTCTCCAAGAATGTTGCAAGAGTTTCAAGATCAATTAGTAAGAATGCAAGGAAATGGAATGGAAGCAGCTTTAGCTTCTAGAAGACCAGCTTCTCCATTTTTTGGAAAAGGGGAGTTATTTTATCCTATGAATAGAAAACCTGTAATAAATAAAAAAACAGGTAAATTAAGTAAAAATCCAGCAGGAGCTGGATCTGCCGATCATTTGATTGAAACATCTTTACCAAATGAGTCTTTTCAACCAGCTTATGTAAAAGGTATGGGGTTAGGTGTGCCAACAGAAGTTGGGCAAACTGCTATTCTTAAACCAGATCCTAATTTAAGAAATCTTGAAAATTTTAATTTGTACAAAAAAGATTGGTTACAAGGATATAAAAAAGAAAACTTAAAAAAGTATCAATTGGGAACCGTGTTTGTAAATAGTGCACAAGACCCAAGAAATCTTGCATTTATTGATTCTACAGAAGTTGGTAGGAAGTCTATGCAATATTTGCAACAAAAAATTAAAGAAGGTAGTCTTCCAAATGTAACAGATTCTGGAAGACCTGTAAGAAGAATTGAAGATTTGTTAGACATAGATTCTAGCAAAATACGGTCTCAAGGTGTTACAAATTTTGGAGTTGTGGGTGTAAAGTCTTTTCCAAAAGGAGACCCTGCTGCTAAAAATGAACGTATGCCTAGAACTGGGTTACCTAATAAACCTGCAATAGTTATAGAGGGACCTTACTCAATTAGAGAAGATTTGCATCAAATGCCAAAGCAAGAAGTTGTAGTAAGACCTAGACCTACCTACACTTCAGTGCCTATAATTAATCCAAATATTTCTGCAAATTTTGCAGAAAATGATGCATTGCCAACTACAACTAAAATTCCTAACTCAATTTCTTTTGCAAAAAGTCGAGGTTCTTTTAATGCCAAAGGTCTTTCAAGGTTTAATAAAGAAACTAATGAGTGGGAAAAAATACCTGAAGGTTGGTTTAATAAGGGAGAGGGGAAAGGAATAGAAAACTTACCTAAGTTTGAATTAGGTGGGGCACCTCCTGAGAGGAAGCCAAGGGTTATCACTAACTTAAAAGATTTTAAAGTAGCAGAAGAGGCTTACAATGACAGCCTAACCTTGCATAATTATGGAGAAAATACAATTAAACTTATAAAAGCAGCAACTAAATATATTCCAGGAAAAGCTCCTGGATTTGAAGTTGCGCAAAAAGCTTTTAAGAGTTTAGAGGATTTGAACGGAGTTGCGCCAAGTTCATTTGATCAATATTGGAAAAGATGGAGATATTCTGATGGGCGTTCAGAGAGTATGTCGGCAGGACATTTTACAAAACCAGTGCAGCCAGTAATATATAAACCCGTTGTTGATACGACTCCAAAACCTCCAAAACCTCCTACCAAAGAGTCAGCAGTAATCCAAAAGAAAGTTGAACAGACTCCAGGCACTATTCCACCATCTATTACTGCACCAACTCCAATTGTAAAAAAGGATATAGAAAAACTAATGATGCCATCAGGAAGCTACATGCAAAAAGATGACTTTATTAAAAAGTATGGGGAGAGTGCTTGGAGGAGAGCTTCGGGACAAAAGTAAGTATAGTGCTTTACTTATAATAGAAACACATAAAATGCACCTTACTATCTTTAATCAGTAAAAAATCTTAAAAAACAACTTAAATTTGCCACCATGAATATTGAAGACAATTCTAATTCTGCAGGTCTAGACATCGAGTTTGACCTATTTGCTATGGATACTCCAGCTCCAGTTGAGGAAACTCCTGTTGCTGCAGTTGAGGCTGCACCTGTTGCAGCAAAAGCAACTTCTACTTTAGAAGATATTGAAACTCCTTCTGCAGTTGTAATCCCTACAGAAGTACAAACTCCTGAATCTACAGTTGTAACCCAAGATGATTCTCTTATCTCTGAGGTTATGTCTAAACTTGGTTATGATTTTGGAGAAGAGACTTTCGAAGATACCACAGAAGGTATTCTTGAACTTACTCGTAGTGCAGCTGAAAAGATTTCCACTGAAACTTTGGACAATATTTTTAACGCTCACCCATCTTTGAAAGAACATTTTGAGTTCTTGCAAAATGGTGGGAGGTCTGAGGATTATGTTCAAATGAATTCTGAACCTGACTTTGCAAACTTGGATATATCTGGAAACAGTGATATTCAAAAGCAACTTTTGACCGATTACTTTTTAGCTAAAGGAGAGGACGAAGCATTTGCTCAGGACATGATAGAATCCTACGAAGATAAAGGAACTCTTGCACAGAAAGCCGAGGCTGCCAAGGCAGCTTTCGCTAGAGTGCAGACTGATCGTAGGAATGAATTGTTGACCACTCAAAGAGAAGCAGCTGAAGCTAAACGTCAAGCTACAATTGAAACTTGGAATACTGTAAAAGCTACAGTATCTAAAGCAACTGAATTCTCTGGTATTGCCATCCCTGAAAAAGACCGTAACAAGTTTATGGAGTACATATCTGCACCTGTAGATAAAGATGGGAGGACTGCAAGAGATTTAGCTGCAAGTAAATTGACTCTTGAGCAACAACTTACTTTGGATTATCTTTTGTTCAAAGGAATGAATGTAGGTGCTATGGTTGGGGCAAAAGCTCAAACTATTGCAGCTAATAACCTAAGGACTAGGTTGAAGACTACAGCATCTCCTGTAAGAGGAGGTTCTATAGTTCGCAGTCAATCTTTGGGTAACGGAGATGAAATCGCATTTGACGACATCTTTAAGTAGTACGAGTACCTTAAAATTGAATTTCATCGGGAGCCGAACCACCCCGTGTAATTATAAATAAAAATGATAACAGGACCAATAGGCGGAACTAACATTTCCGTACAGAGAACAGTTTACAATGATAGCCAGATGACTGACATGAACAGTCTCTCTAATGCCTTGCTATCGAATCCAACCCAGCTATCCCCCATCATCACGCATCTTGCGGGTAAGGAGGATATGCGTTTCCCACTCTCTTTCCTTTCCGAAGGATTGAGTAATTCTACTTCAATTGAAGGATTTGAATATGAGTATCGTATTCAGACTCGTAAATTGATGACCCGTCCAATCTCAGTTACAAACAGTACTGCAAACCTTGGACAAGGTGGTTCTACATTCGTGTTGACCTTCCCTGACAAATGGTTTGTATTTCCATACGTTCTAGTAAACTCTGATGGCGCACTTGCACGTATTATGAAAGAACCTGAAGCTGCTCCTGGTGGCACTGGTTATGAGTATACTATGCAATTGGTTAATCCATCAAACGCAGCTGTACTTGCTACAGGTTTTACTGCAGGTGATTTGTGGGCACAAATGTTTGCTCCAGTAGGTGTAGATTTCTCTCGTGGAAATGCTTCTAACTGGTCTGCTCCAGGTAAAGTTCGTAATAAGCTTACAACTATCCGTAAGTCTTATAACATGTCAGGTAATGCCAAAGATTTTGTTGCTGAGTTTACTCTTCCAAAATCAGGTGGCGGAACTACTAAATTGTGGATGGATTACGAAGAATACCAACACATGCTTTCTTTTAAAGAAGAGTGTGAGATGTACTACTGGTACGGTCAACGTACTTATGGTTCTGACGGTGTAATCAACATGGTTGATGAAAACGGACAGCCTGTAATCATCGGTCCTGGTCTTCTTGAGCAAATCGTAAACCAAGAAACTTACGCAGCTCTTACAGAGAATCAATTGATGAATGTTATCGGTGACTTGTTCTACGGAATGACCGATGCTTCTAAGAAGATTGTAACTCTTTACACAGGTACAGGTGGTATGCGTGAGTTTGACCGTGCAATGAAGAACTTCTTCGGAGCAGCTGCAAATGCATGGCAGGTATCTGGTGAATCTCGTTTCATCACAGGTTCTGGTCGTTCACTTGGCTTGACAGGTTACTTCAAGTCTTACGAGCACATTGATGGTCACACTGTAAACGTAGTTAAAGTTCCATTGTTTGATAATGGTCCAGTTGCTGCTGCAAGCGCTCTTCACCCTATCAGCGGATATTCGCTAGAGTCTTATCGTATGGTTTTTGTAGACCAAAGCTCTTACGATGGTGTGAGCAACGTACGCATGATCAACAAAAAGAACCGTGAGTTCCTTCGTTGGTGTGTAGCTGGTTCAGTAGTTCCAAAAGGATTTGATTCTTCTTCTTCTCGTGCATCTGATGTCGATGGAGCAAGTGTTCACATGCTTAAGACTGCTGCAATCTGTCTTGGTCGTTTCGACACAAGCCTTGACTTCCGTTGTGTAGCTGCATAGTAAGCTGAACATAAAATTCAAAGGGGGGTGAAGTGATTCACCTCCCTTTTTTATTTATACCTTTACAACCGTTAATTTTTAGGAGTATTCTTATCCTAGATTTTAATTTAAACCTAAAAACTAAGAACCCAATAAAATGGAAGCAATGGAAGCAGGAGCAGGTCCTAAAGAAAAAACTGCAAAATCACCAGTAATTCGTCCAAGTGAAATTGGAACTAAGAAAGTTTTCCTTCGCAGACGAGTAGTAGAAAGTCACCTCCCAAAAGAAGTTCGGGAGAATGCAGTATCAAAATTGGCAAGTGTATTTAAAGACCGTCAACCCCTCAGAGGATTTCCTGTAGGTTCACCTGACGAAAAGAAATACCTTAATGGTCTTCTTGATGTAGGCCCTGAAAGTTTAGAGTGGGAAAAGCATGTACGTTCTTTTTGGCTTGAACTTAGAATTCCTGTAGGATTTACTGGTACTCCTCTTGAAATAGGATTGGATGACATTGGAGAACCACTTTCAGTGGAAGACTTTGTAAAGTACAGTTGGATTAAAAAACACCCATTGGTTGCAAATTCAGAGGCAGAGATGCTTAAGAACCCAAACCTTCGTTTCTACATCCTTGACCCAGCTAAAGAAGGTCAAAAGAAGAATGCAAGTGTTCAAACAGCTAAATTGGCAGACAGAGAATTCATCAAAATGTCTGACAACACAGTTCGTATGAAGAATGTACTTCAAGTCCTTGGAAAGGGTAAACTTGAAACAACTTCTGCTGAAGCAATTGAGAACATGCTTTTTGATATTAAACAAGTAGACCCAAAACGATTCTTGGAAGCTGCTACAGACCCTGATATTGACATCAGAGCTGAGATTGCATCGTTTGTATCTGCAGGAACAATTATCAAGTTCGGAAATTCATTTGTACATGGCAATGATACTATTGCAAACAGTGAAGAAGAAGCTGTTGTGTTCTGGAAGAATGCTAAAAACTCAGGATTGTTAAACATAATGCGCACAAAATATAAAGAGCAGATTCGATGACCGTACTTGAAATGCATATTGCCTTGAAACAACAGGTGGACAGAGTAAATTCTCTCCGAGCAGACAATCTTCGTCCTGAAGAAACTGACTTGGAGTTGAATAGGGCTCAAATGCGTTTCATTAATCAACACTATGGGATAAATAACATCTACAGGAAGGGCTTTGAGGGCAGTCAAAAAAGAATTGATGAACTCAGAGTCCTTCTTACAGAATATTCTGCCCCTGTAACCTTTAAAGAAGAACTTATCCCCAATAAAATATGGGTTGATGAGTTTATTTTCCCTTCAGATTACATGTACTTGGTGAATCAGGCTTCGAGGATTTACCATAACAATTGTTTACCTGTTGCTTTTACCACAGTACAAGCTCAAGTATTCTTTTCGCAATTCAATTTTGCACAAACGATGGTGAATGGGAACCAATTTGTAGAGGGCATTAGATTGCAAAACACATCTTTTGGGACTATACCTACAATTCAAGCTACAATTTGGGAACCTTCTGCAAGTTTAGTGGATTCTGGATACACAATATCTCAATACCCACAATTGACTCAAGAAGTCATAACTGATATGCTTGATAATCCTGGTCCTGGATTTACAATTACTTACAATGCTGGACTTTTTAGAGTTGTTGTAGATACCGCAATGCATCCTTGGTTTGTTCCTGGAACTTCTACGATAGTTACCTATGATAATAATCAACAACAGATAAATTATTTGCTTGTACGAAGTCGACCTCTTAGACCAGAAAGAAGACCAGTACTTCAAAACTTACCTAAGACTACAGTTTTGAATAGGTTTTCTCAGCAGGATGATATTTATCGGTTATTAGATGACCCATTCAATGTAACTTATAAGGATGAACCCCTTACAACCATACGAGATAGGTCGATAGATGTGTACTCAAGTGCTCTATTTATAATAGAAAGCATTAAAATCACATATCTTAGAAAACCTTTGAATATTTCTCTATCTTTGGGGAGTGATTGTGAGTTACCAACTCATACTCACAACGAAATAGTTGCAATGGCAGCATCTGCAATCTTGGAGCAAATAGGAGATCCTAGGTACAAGACACAGATGGGTGAAATGGCAGCAAGAGAGTAAAGTTTAAACAAGTAATCATTTATCAACCAAATAGTTTCACAATCAACACTAAATTAAGATGAGAAAACTTCTCGTATCAACCGGAGTAACCCCTGTCTACACAGCAGGAGTACTTTCTGCAGGTTCTGTAGACATTCTTCAAAAGCCAGTTGCAGGTCAAGCAACCCCATTTAATCCTCTTCTTGCAGGACAGGATATTTCAGATTCAGATTCTATCTGTTTCATACAAGGTACTGCAGCTGGAGTAAACATCCAAACACCTTGGATTCCTGCACGAGACATCGTACGTTGGACTGGACGGGCTACTACTCCTCAAGTAGCTCAAGTTACTACAGTGACTTTTGCTACTGTTCCGACTGTAGCTGGAACAATGTCTTTGAAACTTATTTCTGTGGGCATAGGACAAGAGCAATATGAGCGTAAAACTTATGAGATTCAAGTTCCTGCAAACCATCCTATTGCAAATGTTGTAATTGATTTTGCTGCAGCTATTAATGCAAACCTCCCTGACTTCTTGGCATCTGCAACAGCAGGTGCAACAACAGTAGTTTTGACAGGTAAAATTTCTTCTTCTGTTACAGGACAAGTGATTACTTCTTTCCAAACTATCTCTCCAGAAGGATTGGATGGTTCAAATGGAACTACCATAACAGTTACAGCTACAGCTCCAGACCAAGGCTCTGGTGATGGTGATTTGCTTGTAGATTTCGAAAAGCAATTGCAAGGTGACCGTGGTTTCTACAACCGTATCACTCAGCCAAATACTCCAGTAAGTTACATTGTTCCTGCTACTAACTACGATTTGTACTCTTTGACTTTTCTTACAGGTCCTGTAGGTCAAATCAAAGGTGTAGACAACAAACGTGAGATAATCATAGCTTTTGATTCTACTGCAGCTGCTGGTAAACTATTGTTTGAGTCTATAATCAATCCGTATCTAGCCACTGCTCCTGGAGCTTTTGCTACAATTTCTCTCTAATCAATCTTAAACAACTCATACAATGTCTAAAAATCCTTTTTTAAATAAACGTGTTGTTAAGGCAACGCTTGATATCCCAAATCACCCTTCTTTTGCAGTAGGTGCTCTTGTTGCTGGTTCTTACTCTCCGAATAGTGGAAAAGTAACTCTACCTGTAGGTGCAGTTGTAACTGATGCTTACTATGTAGTTGAGACTACTTGTGTAACAGCTGGTGCTGACGCAGGTACTTTGGCACTTGGTTGGACAGGTTCTACTGGAGCAATCAAAGCTGCAATTGCAGTAAGTGCTGCAGGAGATGTGTATGATGCAGGTATCCGTGGTGGATTGATTGGTCAACAAGCTCTTGATGGCAATGCCCTTACAGCAATTGCAAGTGCTGCTGCTGTAGCTGCTACCAAAGTACTTATTGCCTCTACTCCAAAGAATGTCCTTTTCACTATCGCTACACAAAGCTTTACAGCTGGAAAGATTCACCTATACGTAGAATACGTAATCTAACGTAGTTTACTTTATCGTTCTAAAGCCGAGGGAGGAAGTGTATTCCCACCCTCGGCTTTTTTACTAAAACATATCAATGGCAGCATATTCAACTATAACAGGAGATTGTGGGTTTATAAGTATTGTTGCAAGTGGAGCAGCTGGAACAGCTACTGTTGCCATTCGTAATGGAAATCTATCTTACAATACCACACTTGTTCTTCCTACAGGGAATGGAACAGCTAATCTTGTATTAAACACTCAATCCACCGTAGGTGCCATAGATGGTGTCTTCGATGTAAAGGTTACAGATTCCGCAGGTGTGATTCATTCTACTGCTGTTCTGGGCAAATGTGCCCTTATGTGTTGTATTGCAAAGAAATTGGACTCTCTCCTTGGATGTGATTGTGGTTGTGTAAAGTGCAACTCAGACTTACTACAAGCAGAAAGAGTGAACCTTTTAATACTTTCCATTGAAACCTCTTTGGCCCAAGTAGGTCAATACCAACCAAGTGACGTTGCTTTAATAACCAATGCAGAACGTAAGTACCAAAAAGCTTTGGAACTTTGCTCTGATAACTGTGGATGTAGTTGCTAATGGGACAGAAACATTTAATAGGAGTTATAAGTAATATAGCAGGAAACGCTAATCTTTTAGTTTCTTTTTGTACTGAGTTTGGATATGACTCTGTAATCTCTATTGAAGATGTTACAGATGATTCCAAGTACACTCAAATCTTCTCTAAAAGAAACAGTAGGAGAGAAATAATACTTTCTTATGCTTCTACTATATCTGGGGCACGTACTCTTAAGGTTTACTTTTCTTCTGGAGAAGTTAAAACTTTGAATGTACTTTTTCCTAAAGGTTCCGTCCCAAGTTATTATTCTGAATTTGAATATGAACTTGCAGTTGATGGAAATTGGAATGACAACTCAGCTATATTAAACGTATTCAACCCTTTAAGAAAGCAAGAAGAGTTTTCAATTGCTGCACTTCCAATCTTAGACCCTCTTAAAAGGTTTAATTCACAAGAGGTAGTTAAAGTTGAAGGCTTATCTATCAATAAAAATACCTTTGGAACTGTTGCTCCAATAGCTGCCACTCAATTTGTAAATTTCTTTTTGAGTCAAGGAGACTTTAACAGTCCTGCAGAAGTTTTAAATTCAACTCTTGCTTCTGATGCTTCAAGTGCCACATGTTTTATATGGGCAGAAGGATTAAAAGATGTAAAAGACTCTTCACCAAAATTTGAGGTATGTCTTGACCCAACATCTTCTACTTACTATTTAACATCAGGAGATGACTCTTATGGAAGTCCAATCCCAGATATTTATTTAGAGGGTAGTGCAGAAGCAATTTTTACATCTGGAGTTTGTAATGTTGGAAGTAAAGAGTTTAACTTTTTAGTTGCTCCATCAAAAACAGTTGTAGGAGGAGATGCTTCAGTTACACTTTTTGTAGCAGGCATAAAAGCATCCCCAAAACAAGACCCTTGGATTGAGTATGACCCATTATTAAACAAGAATAAAACATCTTATCCTGATATTTCAGGATTAAGTTTTGAGTTTAAACTTGTAAAGACAACAGGAACAATAGTTACAAGTGGAGTTATTGGTAAAAACTCTTATACTTTCACAGGTTTACCAGCATCTAAACTTCCTTATGAAGCTATAGCCATAGACCAGGACTCAGGAGAAACTACTAAGATTAAATTCTTGATAGGTGATAAAACTTTTGGGTCTTTTACTTCTACTTCTACTTCTAATCAAGCTGCTAAGAACTGCAGATGTACCATTCTAGCTGCATTAAACTCTGCAAACACAGGGGCAGAAGCAGAAGCAGACCCTTGCCGTATTTGCTACACATGTAACTCTGCTGGCAATCTTCTTTTAGGGGGCACAGCAACTGCTTACAACCTATTAGATTTCACTACGACTTTAGCTTACAATGCAAGTTCTCCTACTACTGCAGATGGTTCTGTAACAGCTGGATGGGTTTTAAACCAAAACTTATCTCAAGATGTAGCTTTAGGTTTAGCCGGGGCTACTTACGATATATCTCTGTTTAAATCAAACAGTCAAACAGGTCCATTTACCTCTCAAGTAGGTGCTACAGTAGTTGCACATACTTTGCCATCTTACACAATTTCAAGTTTAACTCCTGGGTTGTGGTATCAAATGCAAGTGAAAGTAAATGGTAAAACTTGCATAAGTTACTACACATTCTTTATTGGACCAGAAGAGGAGAGAGTTATAACAGATTGTCTAGCAACTGTTGACTATACTATTGACCCTTGTACTGGAGCTTTAGGAATAGAAGTTTTAGAGTCTGCTGTATCTACGATTGCACAGTACATAGTTTACATAAATCAAGTTGCAGTAAGTGCTCCTTATCCTAATGTAAATGTAGGAGACTCAATCTTAGTGAAGATACAATTAGAAGAATGTAAAGACCTTGTTGTAGATTTATATGATGTAACTGAGGCAGATTTAAATTGCCAAGAAGAGCCTCACTTCCCTACAGGATGTATGGACCCTGGAGCTGTAAACTTTGACCCAACAGCCATAATTGATAATGGAACATGTGTCTATGGAATTGTAGGTTGCATGGATGCCTTATCCACAAACTACAATCCAAATGCAACTATCTCTGATGGAAGTTGTATTGACTTATGTTCTGAGGATGTAGTTGTAAGTGTTACAGTCACAAACAATATCCCTACAACTACATTTATAGTTCCACAAGTAAACTACAGTCTTACCTACTACTCTCCTGTTTCTGGATTCATAGAAACTATATACGATCTCCCCACAGGTCCATTTCTAGAAGATGGTGTGTATATCGTAACATTCATGTCGTCCCTGGGATGTACGGAGGAGACTGTAGTAGCTGTAAATACAGATATAAACTACGGTTGTACAGACCCATTTGCAGAGAATTTCTCAGCATTTGCCAATTTACCTATGAGTTACTGGACTAATGTTTCCTCAGGAAATGTTGGGGAAGAGTGTACATACTCAATTGTACTAAGCCCTTGCGTCCCAAAAGAAATAGATGCTCTTCTAAAGGGCATAGATAAATGTTTGGCAATACAATTAGATAAGTACTTCAATATGATTCGTAGAGGTAATGCAGAGAACTGCGCTACTAAGGACATAAAGAAGGCAATACTTATCAGAACTCTTATGCGGTCTAGGGGTTTAAAGTGCTTGTACAATTGTGCAGACTCCCTCTCTTTACCTTACTCCCCAATTTCTTGCAATCAGAAATGGTTGGATGGTGGACCATCAGGTTCTGAACTCATCTTTGACATAACCCTCACATATTCTTATGGAGATATAGTAAAACATGAGTCAGGATACTTTTATACCTTTACAGGATTAACTCCGACTGCTGGCGATGACCCTGAACTATACTCTCTCGAAACTTTCTGGACTAGGTGTACAGAACCTAGTGTTTTTGATGTATCTGTTAATAGACTTGATTCTTACTTAGAGTTCTTAGATGGAGTATGTTCTACATGCAACATCAATATCAAAGAAAGTTCTAGGGAACCAGTGTCTGTGGCCTTATCTCTAAATGCTACAGATAAAGGAGAAATTACAATAGGAGGAGAACAATTAGACCTTAACATATAAGACTATGGCAGAAGTAATATCTTTCGCAACAATAGACAAGACCAACTTAACTTCCTCTAATTACATACCTGTAACTGGGAATAAGAAACTTCTTGCAACAGCTCTTTTACCAACATTGGCTACATCTGGAGCATCAGGTGTGTCAATTTACAGTGGAATTTCAAACGGTAACCAATTGAATTTCAGGTCGGTAATCTCCACTACATTGACTATGTTGTCTGTCACAAACGCTTCGAATGTGATAGGGTTTGCAGTACTTCCAGCAGGCATAGATTTAAGTTTATGTAACAACACCACATCTTTGTTTCTAAGCACTGTAAACTTAGCATCAAATGTCACAGGTGTTTTACCTATGGTAAATGGGGGGACAAACCTTTCAAGTGTAGCTAAAGGCTCTGTTCTTTATGCTTCTGCTGCAAACACTTGGGCTGCATCTACTCCTATGAGCACCAATGGAACTCTGTTAATTGGAAATAATTCTTCAGGAATCCCTACCCTTGCAACTCTTACAGCTGGTACAAACATAGCCATTACAAATGGAGCAGGTTCAATTTCAATTGCAGCCAATCTAAGTACACTTACAGCAACCTTAAACTGTGACATTTACAATGTAAACTTGAACTTTGCAGCAGGAGCAAGTTGGTTGTCAGGTGACGGTACCGCTGAAGGTATTACTGTAGATGCTTCAGGTCGAGTATTTATAGGTGATAGTATCCCAACTCTTTACAGCTTAAGTGCACAATTGACTCTTGGAGGAAATGCTTCCAATGCTATCGTAATTGGTAATACAAATACGTACGGAAACAAAGTCATAAAGATGCTTGATGCAGCTGCAGGTGTTGTAGGAGCAAATTTAGATATAGTAGGGGCTAATGCTACAGGTGGAAACTTTGATGGTGGAGATATAGACATAAAAGCTGGACAATCTTCAGGGTCAGGAAGAAGTGGGAATGTAATTATAGAAGCAGGAGGAACAGCTACAAGCGTAAATGGGTCGGTTCAATTAAAAACTTACAATTCAGCTGGAACTATAAAACTTGGATTGCAAGTAACTGAAGATCAAGAAGTAAAAATACCTAGTGGAAATCTCCTTTTAACTTATGCTGCACAAACTTTAACAGGTCCTGGGGCTGTATCTTTAACTACACCAACAACTCACATTGTCACTACAGGTGCAAACGCTCTTACCTTAGCTGATGGAGTGCACGGACAAAGTAAGTTTATTGTAATGCAAACTCATGTTGGAAATGGAACATTGACCCCTACAAATTTAGCTGGAGCAGATACTACAATTACTTTTACAGCTGTAGGGAATAGTGTACATTTGTACTTTACAAATTCTTCTTGGCATATCATGGGTAGCCGAGGAGTTACAATTGCATAAAAGTGAAATCATAAACCAATCAAATCAATAAAATGGAAGTAGTTAGTAATGAATCAGCAGTATCCTCAGAACAGGAATTAAAAGTTCAAGTGTATGTTAATCTTTGTGCAGCATTGTATGAAGTGCAGAACCTACCTGGGTTGAAATTTGCCCTTAAGGTTGCAGAGAACATCAAGACTTTGGAAGAACGTCTTGCACCACTTAATACAGTATTAACCCCATCTCCTGAATTCCTTGCTTTTGCAAAGAGAGTTCACGAAGAAGCTGGGAATGACACTGAAAAGATTAAAGCTCTTGAAGAAGAGAATAAAGAACTTGTAGAAGCAAGATTGGCTCAAATGGATTTGGCCACAGAACTTTTGCAGAATACAACTCACATTCAATTGCGTAAGATTCGTACAGAGGAACTCTCCAAAGAGATCACAGCTGCACAAATTAAAGCGCTTGACCTAATCATTCAATCTTAATTCAATGGCTTCAGTTAGATTCAGAATAAACATAAAAAGTTCTACTACTTCAAGTGATCTTTTAGACTTTACAATAGAAAGAAATACTTTAGTAATTCCTCCGTTTAAAGCTCTTTCTAGGGAGACTGCAGTAGCAGCTACACCTCTTGTAATTCTACCAAATACCAATGCAAGGTGTATGTTCTATTTCAAGAATCTAGATGTAACTAATTATGTTGATATAACAAATACAGCAGGACATGTTCTTTCAAGAGTAAGTCCTGGGGCCTTTTGCTTACTATCTGTAAAAGAAGCTGTTGGAGTATCATTCCTTGCAAATGTTGGTAATTGTTTAACTGAGTACGGATATTGGACCGTATAATTTTATGCTCAATGTTAATGGAAATAACGTATCTATTACAGGCTATGCAGATACAACTGTAGCCCGTAAAACTGCGTGGCCAGGAGCATCAATTCGACCACTACCTAGTAGTAAAACTGAATTTCTTATTTCTAGCTCAAGTGCCTCAGATACCTACACAGGTACTGGGGCACGAACAGTTAGGGTAACTTATTTAAACTCAGGTTTAAATCAAAAAGCTGTAGATATAACTCTCGCAGGTCAAACACCTGTGCCTTTAGGAGAACCTGCGTCTTTTGTTCAAAGTGTAGAGGTGACTTCTGCAGGAACTAGCAGAAGCAATGTGGGAGTAATTTATTGTGGTAGTGGTGTAGTAACTGCAGGCGTACCTGCAACTATTTATGACCTTATCCCAATAGCGTATGGAGCATCACAAAGTCTTTGTCTTACTGTACCTTTAGGGAAAAAGTTTCTTTTAAAAAGTTTAAATGTAAATTCTTTGGATACTACATTAAAACTTACAACACTTGTTTGTAAAATTAAAAATTCTAATACTACAATTATTGCAGGACACGTATTTGCAGGAGAGAAACCTATTTTACATTCAGAACATGTGTTTTCACAAGCGTTTGTATTTAGTGCAGGAGAAACTATAAGTATTGAAGTTTCTGGGCATCTAGGAACTGATCCATTGTTTGCTGAATTTAACGGAGAATACCTATGACATTAGATGAAATTGCCTACAACATTCTTAATCTGTACCGAGGAGGAAGATCTAGTCATAATGAGCATATCTCTTTAAGACAGATTAAGTTCAACATTAAGTTTTACCGTGCAATGCTCATTCGAAGAGACTATGCACGTAATCTCTTAGTATCTAGACATCACGAACAACAGATTAGTTGTATGGAACTAATCACTGTAGATGCATCTCAATGTTGTAGTTTACCTGCAGATTGTAAAGTATCTCGTACAAAGCTTAAATTGCCCAGGACTATCAGATTAAACAACTATGAGGGCATAACTCATGTAGGAGATGTAACAGGAATTCATACAATTCCTCAAATAGATATTGTAACTGTTCAGTTTCTACCTCACGATCGTTTTACTAAAAACGCTCGTAAAGCATACATGATAGAGGATTATCTGTATGTCTACAACCCTGATGGGATTGATGCTATCAACATAAGAGGTTTCTTTGAAGACCCAGAAGAACTTGCTGCATACGATTGTCATGGAGTAGGATGCTACGACAGAGACTCTGCTTTCCCATTGTCTATGGATTTAGTTGAAGCAATTACCACAGGACTTGTGAAAGGGACCTTCTCTTTGTTGGCTGGCACACAGACTGATTTAGAAAATGACACAGTTCCTGGAGGAGCACAACGTATGCCACAACCTCAAGCACAAGACGATGGCGAAGGGGACCAGTGATTTCTATAAGTTCTACTGCAATAAAAACAAGACTCCTGTAGAACCACTTCTCTTTGGAGAGATACTTAGGGATTTCAACTCTCAAATGATGGATTCCATTATAGAGGGGTATGAGTTTGACTTGGGGCATAAATTAGCAACCATTAGAGTTTCTAGGTGTCAGATGAATCCTGCCAAAGCAAGAGTAGATTGGGGAGCTTCAAATGCTTGTAAGAAAGAGATACTGGACTCTGGTGGAGAATTGTACAATGCAGAAACCAATACTGGAGAAAAGTGGTTAATCTACTTTACAAAGGAATTATTCCTTAAATTTCATTGGACAAAGACTAAGGCCCAAGTTGTAGCTAAAAAGATGTATAGATTTGATGCTGCAAGAGGAAATGATGGGAAGAGTCCTAAGGAGAAACTTAAGGCTGTTTTATATGAAGATGATTTAGCATACCTAAGATATAAGAAAAATGTCAATCTATAAATTCGTTTCTAGCAAACAAGTAATAAGAAAAGTGTTCAGGGATTTAAGACCCCCGAATGCTGAATTTATACATGACTCAATCGAATGGATGGGAGAGGCTATGGAGCATATTGGAGCCCCAGGACAGCTTTGCTCTAAGACTGCATTGATTACCATTACAGACCATAAAGGTTCGCTCCCAGGAGACCTATACTACATAGATGCTGTAGCTGTAAATACATGCTCTACTTCTACAAACTCAAACACCATAAACACAATTGCTCAACAGATAGCTGTTTTAAACTTAAATCTGGCTACATACTATTCTCAAGTAAACAATGCAGTTACCTTGAGTACAAATGGGCAATACATTTCATCTTTAACACCAGCAAACTTAGAGGAGTTTGATTCTTATCACAAGACAACTTTAAATCAACTACGAGACCTAAATTCTCAGATGGCTGTTCTTAAAGACAATCAATTCTCTAACTCCCCACAATGTCTTCAACCATTAAGATATGGTACCTCTACATTTCCTTGGGGAAGTCACTGTGATGAGTGCACAAATGCAAGTTCAAAGTACAGGGAATCATATATCATAAATTGCAATAGTATTCAAACTTCTTTCTCTGATGGACATATCTGTTTGTCTTACAAAGCGTTTATGACGGATGATGAGTGTTACCCTATGATTCCAGATGATATCTCTTACCGTGAAGCTATGTTCTGGTACATAACTAAGATGTTACTTCTTAGGGGTGATCAACTTAGAAATACAAGATTAAGTTACGAGTTTGCTGACTCCAAATGGAAACAGTATTGTACTCAAGCAAGAAATGCTGCAAATTATCCAGATATGGATAGGTATCAGAATTTCATGGACCAGTGGGTACGATTGGTTCCAAATATGAATAGAGACTTAAACTTCTTTGAAGGTTTAGGGGTGAGAGAAGAACTTCAAAATGAACAATACTAATGGCAAGTGAACAAGAACAAGAAACTTCAAAGTCTGTTAGACTTATTGGAGGACTATTTAAAGATACTTCTCATGTAGACCAGCCTTCAGGTTCTTATAGACATGCTAAGAACATGACTATAAACACAGTCTATGGAGCTAACTCTGTAGAATTTGGGATAAAGAAGATTGCAGAGGTTTCTCCTTTAGGTATTGTAATTGGGTCTATCCCTTTAGATGATGACCGAGTAGTTTATTTTGTTCTTAATGGTTCTATCTCTGAAATAGGACTTTTAGTGGGAGAAACTTACAGTACTATCTTTTCCCCTACGTTTGCACAATTATCAAATGCCAACCTAAACTTCTCCCCAAGTAATCCTATAAAGGGAACTTATAAACTTCAAGCTGACGGAGATGTATTTGTGTACTGGACGGATGATTTAAATCCTCCAAGGACTTTAAATGTAAATCGACAGTTAAATTCTTTACCAAATTTACTTTACGGAAGAGATTCCTTAACTTCTCCAGATACAGCTTTTATAAATCAATTAAATCTGTTTCCTCATGCAGGTCCTGTGCCACATATAGATTTAGATGGAGTGTATAGTGGAGGTGGTTGTAAGACAGGAGTTTATTATCTTGCTCTAGCGTATGCAGATGACGACTTAACACCTACAAACTATGTAAGTGTAAGTAATCCAGTTTCTATTGTAGATGCTCCTGAAGGAGTGTATCCAATTGAAACATACGATGGTTCTCCCGCAAATGTTCTTACAGGAAAATCTATTATATGGGATGTATCTAATCTAAATACAGATAAACGATACATAAAGATTAGTATTATTAAAAAGATTCTAGGCTCTTTAAGTGCAATTGATCTTCCTCTACGTGAAATAGGTACTACAGCAAATATGCTTATAACCTATTCTGGAGAAGAAACTGAATCAGCTAGTTCCTTGAATGCTGTTCTGGTTGACAAGGTAGAGTATAAAACTGCTAAAACTATAGAGCAGTTAGATAGTAGTTTGTACTTAGGAAATCTTACTTCTAAAACAGATTTAGGTTACCAGAAGTATGCAAACTTTATTAAGGCAGATCCCGTAACTAAATGCTTTAACAATTTTGATCCTTTTGTGATTACTGGAAATTTTCTTATGAGAAGAGATTCAGATAATTCAGTCATAGATAAAGGTTACCGTTCACCTAAAAATATTTATGATTATAGAGGGTATCAAAGAGATGAGGTTTATGCTTTTTACATAGCATTTATCCTTAAATCTGGAAAGATGTCTTATGCGTATCACATTCCAGGAAGAACAGATCTTGGTCCAGTTTCTAGAACTCTCTTAAAGGAAATGGATTCAGATGCTTTAGACTTAGACCCACTCAGTCCCAATTATGGTACAGTTTTGGGACCAGCCACTAATATTAAAGAGGGAGTAAGTTTATATGAGAATTGGGTTGGAGCATGGGATATTATTGGTTTAACAGGAGGAGCATCTAACCCACAAGGTTATCCTTATCAATGGTATGACTTTTCTCATTTAACTATTCCTTACGGAAGTAGGAATATGAATTACTGGAAAAACTTAAATGAATTTTACCCAGATACTGAGCATTTTGATGTTGTGGATGCAGAGTTTCCGTCAAACACTCAAACTTCTTTAAGACCTACAAATGGAGTTAAGACAAATGTTAGGCATCATCGTTTTCCTGGGAATAAACATCGTCCATATTCAACTTTTCAAGGCAGTAATTCCGATACAGTAGCTAGTCAATTGACCAATAGCAGTTCTGCAACTTATACTATTTATTGGTATTGGGTTGTTGCATTTAATAATTATAGTGGAGGAGGCTTTTTTGCAGAAGGCACAGTTCCTGTGTATGATTGGAGTAGAGCTAGAGAGCTACAAGAAGCAAATGGACAACCTGGTGATGATGGTCCAATACAACAAATTGAAGATGTAGGCGACCCTTGGTACTGTGACCCATCTCAAAGAGAATGGTCTGACCAAGAAATTGAAAATATTTTTATAAATTCTGGGTGTGTTATACCTCCAGGAGGAACTGCAAATGGAACTTTAGGTAATATACAATTTCAATATTCTCCTACAGGATTGCAAACAGGAACCGATGTAGTTTTTGGTTGGAATGTACCTAATTTAGGTATGCCTACTGGAAGTTGTTATCTTGCTAGCACACCTGGATGTTCAGCAATTGGAAATAGTGTTGTAACTAATGTAACTTCATCTGAAGTTAGTCTTGCAGACCCAAATGGTATTTGTGAATATCCCGATGTATTTTGGGATGCACATGGTCGCGGAGGATGGATTGCTTGGGGAGTTTGTGATTATGCATTAAAAGACTTACCTGGAGAGGAAGATGATAAATTTGAACAAAAAGTTTGTGCTCTAGGGATTCAGTTTTCAGATATAAAAATACCTAAAAGTATTGCAGACCAAATACAAGGATTTAGAATTTACCATGCAAAGAGAACCCATGAAAATAGAACCATAATTGGTCAAGCTCCTATTCACGGAATGGGAGATAGGAAAAATATGGATATTTCTGGATGTGATGGAGGTGGAACTACTCAAGGTCTTTTAGACTATTATCTTCCTGGAGGACAACCTAATGGGACATTTGCTCCTCCAGGATGGACTACAGCAGATATTGCAGCACCAAATCTTAAATCTGCAGAATATCCAAGAGAATTGTATTCTTTTCACGATTTTTATCTTTTAAATAGAAGACCATCTCTTGCTCAAGCAACTCACCTAAGGTTGCAATATAAACTGGAAATGTTCAATTTCAAAGGTTCTTCCTCTTACAACATTGATGGAGAACTAAGTGATAGTGAAAATGAAACATTTTCTTGTCTTAAACCTGAAGTAATAACCTCTTTTCATTTAGCTGGAGAACAAGAAAGAGTTATCAATGGAATATTTCCTGTTAAGCTTAATTGGCTTTTAAAAGATAATGCAAAAGATTATATAACAGGAGGTATTATACACAAAGGAGATTCAAAAGGATTTGGAGGAACTATTTATGCAATTGGTGGACAAAGTCATATTGCTCTAAGACCACTTAGATATTTGATAGAACTTCCATGTTCTTATGAAGCTTCTTGGAGAAATGTACGAGGAGATAGGTCTAAAGTAGCTTATGCAAGTTACACCACAAACAGTGCAAATTTTAATTATGCAGCCACTCCTGGATATGATTCCGCAAAAGAAGCTTTTATGGTTTATCTTGCTAATCTTCATGCATTTAAGACTGATGTATACAATTCTGTAGAAACTCAAAATTTAGTCTGGACAGGTTATGAAGTACTTGGAACTGACATAAATAGATTTGTTGTAGATGAAAATGGAGTTCCTATATCAAGTATTCCTACTCCAATACAAGTTACAGATGGAACTACGTATGGAAATAATCCAGTGACTCAAGGTGGAGTTTCTGTCCCAAGCCAATGGGGTGGACCCGTGACTTATAGTAATTTTCAAACCAGTTCTATATTTGGTGGAGACACATTTATTTGCAGATATGGGTATAGAATGACTCATAGGGAAGAAGTAAATTCTATTCTTAATAGTTCTACAGGATTAAATATGGGGTCAGTAGACCACAAATCTGTAATTATGTCTATCGTAGAATCTTCTGAAAACATTAACTTTAGACATATAGAAAATTTATCAGAACCTTATTTTCCTGGAGACTCTCTTGCAAATGTGCTTAAGGTAAAAGCAGATACAGACTTAACTTATAATCCAGACCAAGAAACTGGAAAGATAAAATACAATGAAGATTACTCTTCAGAGAATGATCTCAAAGTAGTTCTTCCTTTCCCTTTCTATTTAACTCAACCTGAGACGCATACTGCACGAGTAATACGTTCAGCACGAACTACTTCAGGTTCAATTGTAGACAACTACAGGATATGGCAAGTAGACCAATCTAAAGAGTTAAACAATAAGTATGGTCGGTTGCAGAAAATTTCTGCTATGTCTAATCTTCTCTTGTTTCACATGGAGAATGGGTTGTACATCACAAAAGGCAAACAGACTATGAAAACGTCTGAAGGTGAAGCTATTGTAGGTTCTGGAGATATATTCACTCAAGAGCCAGACTTAATAGTTCATAATGATTCTGGGTACTTAGGGACACAATCTAGATTTGCAGATATTGTTACTCCTAAAGGGTATTTCTTTGTGGATATGCGTAAGCTTAAGATTTTCTTGGTAAGTAGAGGCGCTCCTACAGAACTTACAGCAAATGAATATGGCTTATCTAATTGGTTCCAAGCCAATCTTCCTTTTACTTTAAATCAATATGGGTATACAGGAGGAGAAACAAGTCATATAAATGGAATAGGTTACCATTCTGTATGGGATGAAAGGTATCAAAGAGTCATTCTTACAAAGAGAGACCTTATTCCTACTATAGCCTTTACAAGTAATCTCCAAAAAGGTTTAAGCACACTATCAAGTCCAGGAGTAGGTATAATAATTGTAAAAGGAAGTTTCTACTCAAGAACAAATGCTTTGGATGCGTGGGAACCATTAAACCCAACTATTTATACTACTTACAACGGAGAACCACTTTTCACTCGTTCTGGATGGACAATATCTTTCTTACCTTCTGATGAAGAAAAAGGAACTGTAGGAGTTTGGGAGAGTTTCCATGACTACATCCCTTACATGTATTCTTATACAGGAGTAGATGTGCTTTCACATAATGACATTGGTCCATCAAACATACTCATCTTAGACCGAGGTATATACAGACATAATGATGAAGTAAATCCAGGACGATTCTATGATGTGCTTTACCCATCTGAAATAGAGGTAATTCTTAATATGGCACCAACCATTGATAAGCTTTACTCTTCACTCTCTTTCTTTACAGAAGTCTTTTCGCCCAGTACAGTAAGAAACAGGAAAGAGTTAGATGCAGGATTCACATCTTTCATCCTTTATACGGATTCTGGAATGTCTGAAGTGACTCCAATTGAGTACCTTATAAATACTCGTAGAATAGGTTCTGAGTGGAAGATAAATGAGTTTAGAGATATGTCTGCTCAAAGTGTTGACTCTTCAGCATACTTTGTAGGTCCATATTCAGGTTCTAACTACAATGTTCCTAGTGCAAACATAATGGGAAATCAGAATACTGGGGCCCTAACTCACTTGTCTATTCCTAACTTAATTGTAGATGGAATGAGTGAAACAGCAAACCCTGCTTATATTGATTTGAACAAACCTTGGTACGAACAACGCAAGTTTACAGGTAGGTATATGTCTGTTAAATTGATATGCGATAATACTGCTAGAAATTGGGTAAATTTGCTCGCAGTTAACTCCGAAGTAAAAGCTTATATAAGATGAAAAAAGTTTTAAGAAAATATCAAATCGGCTCTCAAGGGTTAAATTCAACTCCTACTATTAATCCTTACACAGGATTTTCTCCATCTACGGGACTTCAAGAACCTAGTGGTGTATTAGGAATGAGTAAACCACTTGATTATGAAAATAATAAACCTAAAACTCAACTTGCTCCAAGTTCTCCCCTTCTTAATAAACCATCTTTAAGTCCTACTCCTACTTCAGCTCCTTACACTGGACTTAATTCTAAGCCAACTGTAAGTCCTGCTTTTACTCCTACCCCATACATAGCTTCTCCACAAAGATATGCTTCTGCCTCAGTTAAACCTGAAGCAGGTCCACCTAAAACTGCGTTTGGTGCTACTAAAACTGGACTTAAAGAAACTAAACTTCAATCTTCTACTTTAACTACACTTCCTAAAACTAATACTGGGGCAAATGTTGTAGGTGGGGTGACAGCAGGATTAAATATGATAGGAGAAGGAGTTGAAACTTATAGGAAATTTAATCCTGTAACACCTGGACCTACTTCTATTTATAATAAAAAGGAAGAGGGTATGTTAAAAAAAATTAATAAAGAGCGCGATGCTGTAACTGCACTTTCAACTACAGCCGGTGCCCTAGGAACTGCAGCAGGAATTACAGCAGCTATTCCAATAATAGGATGGGGAGTAGGCGCAGGATTGGGAGCTGCAGCAGCTGGGACAGGAATTGCAGCAGCAGCAACAGCAGCATCTCTTGATACGCAAGAATCAAATCTTGGTAAAAGAGTTAATGCTAGAGTAGAAAGAGAAAAAAAAGAAGCAGAAGGGTTAAGAAAAACTCAAGAAATTGAGACTATGATGAATTCTTCAAACCCTTTAGATATTCAAAATGAAATAAGTGGTGAAACAGACCTTATGAGAGGAAAGTACGGAGGTAGAATGCCTGTTTATAAAATGGGAGGTTCTCGTAGTTACCAAGAACCTAACGCAGAGTTAGAGCGTGGAGAAGTAATCATGCGTAATGGAGGAGGAGTTAAAGTGATTAAAGGAGATAGGCATGAAGAAGGTGGAGAGGATGAATACCTTGCTCCTGGCGACTTCGTATGGTCTGACCACCTAAAGTATAAAGGTAAAAGTATGGCTGAACTGTACTTAATGGTAAAAAATAGCCCAGAAAAAGTAAATCAACTAAAAGATTTACAAGAAGATCTTGCAAGTAAGGAGGAACCTTCTGAATATAATGATTTACCTCAAGCGAAATATGGAGGATTGCCACAATATAAAAAAGGAACTCCAGCTGCTCCTGCACCTACAGGAGTAAATTCTAAGGCTAAAACTTGGTTCAATGAGTATGGAGAGTACATACTCCCAACTTTATCTGCTGCAGGGCAAATTGTAAATTTAGCTCTTGCAAAAGATCCTTATGAAAATTTAAGTGTTCCTAGAGCTAAAAAAGTTAGCTCGAATCAACAAATTTCTCTTGCATACACAAATGCTCAAGCGGAGTTAGATGCCAATGAGGCAGGTGCTGTTGATGCCAGAGAATCTGCTTTATATACAGGAGCTGGTCCAGGAAGTACAGCCATCTACCAAACAATTGCAAATCAACAAGCAGGTTTAAATTCTAAAGCTCAAAATGAAGCCAATAGAATAAACATGAGTATTGCTGCAGAAGAAGCTCGTCTAAATTCTGACGACAAATACAGGAGAGAAAGTTTCAATGCAGAAGCTGAAAATGAAAATGCAAAGTTGAGGTACGATAAAAATGTAAATCAAGCTGCATACAAAGCTGCGACAACTGCATCTTATGGGAATATTTTTGCAGGTATTGCAAATGATGCCCAATCTTTTATGAGGGACAAAGCTGTTGCAAGATCTATAACTAGAGGTACAAACATTGATAGGAATAGATATGCAATGAATCTCGAAGCTGTTGAAAAAGCTGCAAGAGATGAAGAAACAGCAAATGCTGCTAAAGCTAACCGAGATTTTTCTGAAGACGAGTACCAAAAGCTCAGAACAAAGAAAATTGATGAAATAAACACCTACTTATCTAAGAGAGAATAATGTACAATCCTATAGCTCCACCAGAATACAAGTCTGTCTATGTTGACCATAAGCTTGATGTCATCGCTCAGAATGCACGAGACCGTTATGACACAAACTTAGAGGCTAAGAATCAGTTAGACCGCGCTATAGGTGCCATGAGAGTTAATCCTGGCGACCAATATATTGTGGATGAAGCAAAACAGAATGTAAAAGATTTCATAGGTTCTGCAAACTCTTTCGAATTGATGGGCCCTGCAGTTGATGCTGCTTTGACCAGTACAGTTTCTAATAAAGTTCTTACAGACTCTTTGGAGAGTTATAAAAACGGCCAAGAAGAGGATTTATTGAAAAGGACTTTGGCTGCAAAAAATATGTTGTACGACTTTGAAACTGTCCCTAAAGTAGATCCTACTACAGGTCTTATAGAAAAGAATCCTATAACAGGACAAAACATAATGGTGTCCAAAAGAAATAACCATAACACAGGAAAGGAAGGAGTCTACAGTCCTTATGCGCAAGAAAAGTTGCCTTTGGAAGAAAAGATGACTTCTTTAGCTGCTCAAATAAATGCAGAGTCTTTGGTTGATGGGGATGGAATTATCTCTAAAGCAATCCTTGATGCTGATGTCTCAAAAGATCAATGGAATCATTGGTTGAAAACTCAACAAGGAGTCAGTAGTGAAAAAATTAATGCTGTTGTAGATTCTCTTATTTCTACTTTAGAAGGCACTCCTGAGGGGGATCAAATGCTAAAAGCATATCAAGAGATTATACCTACAGATGATGGGTTGCGTTTACATACAGAAGCAGAAGCTAAGAAAAAGCTTAAAGATGCTTTTACGGCCATAGCTATGAAACATAAAGGAATAACTGCACAAATTTTCCAAAGTTGGGAACCTAGACCAGAGCCAAGAGCTGCTAAGGCAGATAAAGTGGAGACACCCTTCGTTGAAGATTTCATAGATTTACCACTGGAGTTGTCTCCAGAACCCCTGGAAACCATTAAAAGTATTAATGAAGAAGTTGCAGTAAACTTTGGCCAAGCTGGAGAGTATGTGGGAACAGGGGTTAAGGTAGACAATGACAGAGCTTTAGCAGCATTTACAGCTGAATTGAGTAAAGCAAAGGGATTTGGTAGAATAAGTAAAGACTTTTTAGAAAGCGAAGAGGGAGCAAATGGATTTGCAGGATATATTCTAGCTGGTAACTTCGGGGACGTAGCCACTCTTAAAAGAAAAGATGAAACAGATGCATCTTTTGTAAATAGAATGAGCAATGCTTTACAAGCTCCTACCCCAGAAACTAATCAAATAGTAGATACACCTTCTGCACGAACATTTCTACAACAGAATTTTGACAAGCATTTAATTATGCTAAATGGAAGTTTAGTTGGCATGGATGTGTTTGCAGATGAGTATGGTTCTCTATTTACTTCAGATGCTGGAGTAATATCAGGCATGAGAGAAAATTTAGCAAATGCGGACATTACTTTTACAAAAAGTGGTCCTAATGCAGGTCTATTTAGAGTTATTATGGAAACTGGATCAAATACTGGACTCGACAAAAAAGAAGTTTTTTACATTCAGCCTGTATCGGATGAAAGCTTTACAAAATACTTTGAGAGTGTTAGGGCTATATACAATTACAATAACACGGGCACAGTAGGTAAAGGGCAGATTGTATCAACAAATCCTGCCACCATGCAACAATATATGCCAAAGGATGAAAAGGGAAACTATCTGCCAGTACCCCCAGGGGCAGTTCTAAAGGATTTTAATGTGATAGAGAAAGATAGCAGCGGAAATCTTAGAAGAGTAACTTACAGAGATGTTGCAGTCGGCAGCAAGTCCGTAACTGGCACCACAGATGCTAGTGGAAAGTTTGTTTCTGGTAAAAAAAGATCTTTTAATTTAGCTGAAAAAACTGCTGATAGAGTAATACAGGCGGCTATAAACGGAGGTACTTCGCTAGGCAATGTACTTTCTAATTTTAATAAAACTAATCAGAAAAGACTTGGGAAATCTGAAGAAGAAGAACCTTAACCTCCTACATAGAGGTGCAAAGTTTTAACAGTACTTTTATGACATGAAAAAATATCAACTTGGAAGCCTTGTACAAAACCCTGATACAGGGGATTTGTATAAGATAGATAATTCTACAGACGCTCTAGACGGACTTACTTTAAGAGACTTTGAAAATATTTTTGGAGATGAAGAGAGGGATGATGAAATAGTTCTGCCAGATAATTTTGGCGAATCTCAGTATGATACAGAAGTTACTTCTCCAAAAGAACTAGAAAATCTAGATAATTTTAGAGCTTATTCGCAGACACCTCTGGATGCTCTTGGAAACTCCATTGTTAAGTTTGTAGGATTAACATCTTTCGGCATAGTATCTGGTACTAAAGGAGTTGCAAAAGGTTTATTAGATGCAAAAGCGGCAGTAGGTGACTACTTAGACGAAAACCAGTCTGACGAGAAGCTGACTACTTGGGAAAAATTAAAAGGTGGGGGAAATGCTGCATTAGACGCTTTTACTGGGAATTCAGTATTTAAAGCTATGGAAGAGGATTCGGAAGAATTAAACGAAAAATTTCCTCATTACTACTCACAAGCTGAAAGAGAAAGTGACTTTGTAAGTCAGTTGACCACTTACAATATGTGGGGGGATAAGTTTGTAAATGGCTTGAGTTTCCTAGCATCTGCAGCCATAACTGGAGGAGGTGTAAAATCAGCTGTAGAGTTAGGTTTTACTTCAATGGGGGCAGCAAAAGCTCTCTTAATAGGCACAAGACTGGCTCCAGAAGCTGTTCGTGCAGCTACTTTAACAAGTTCTATCGCTACAAGAGCTGCTGCTGCCTCTGGTGCAACTCAAAAAGCAGTGACAATAACAGCACAAGCAATAGCAGGTTCAGGTTATGAATCTGCCTTAGAAGCGGTAGCTGTTAAGGACGCTATTATAAATGATTATTTAGAGGATGGGGTTGATGCTAGAGGCTATAAAATATCTAAAAGGTCTAAAGAATGGAGCAATCTTACAAGGGAAGAAAAACTAAAGCATCTATCCACTAAAGAATTGCAAGCACTTATGGGCCAAGCAGCTAGTATGCATAACGCAACTTTTGGTATAAGTTTCGCAGTAACAAGTCTGAGTAACGTGTTTATGCTTGGGCAAGTATATGGCGTAGGAATTGTAAAACACAGTCAAGCCCTTAATAAACTTAAAGTTGGTACAGACAAAGCTTTAGACTCTGCATTAGGATATAAAGGAGTGTTAGGTGCTACAGGAATAGACAGAGTAAAAGGATTTGGAAGCTGGGGGCTTAGAGCTTCCCAAGAAGCTGGAGAAGAAGCCATACAAGGCATAACTAGCAAAACAGCTACGGATTATGCTTCTAAGTCTGTACTCACAGATGCAGGATTTACAAATGAAAATGAAGATTTTGTAAAAAGTTTGGCAAGGGCTTTAAAAGACCAAGCTTTTACAACTGAAGGTCAAACAGAAGTGTTCCTTGGATTTGCTTTAGGTGCAATGGGAATGCCTAAAAAATTTGGAGGAAGTGGATTAGCTTGGACTGGAGAAATAGAAGAGCAAAAACGAGCAAGAGCCTCTAGAGAAAATCTTACAGAGTTTCAAACCAAGAATATTGAGCGTATGGAAGAACTTGCTAAAAAGAATCCCAATTTTGGTAAAGGGACTATTTTAGCTATGGTTGCTGTAGAAAATATTAGAAAAAGCGAAAAAGACTTTAACGAAGCAATGGCTTCTGGAGACATAGCTACTGCAAAGTCTATTGAAATGGATAACTCCTTTGACATGTTCTTGGCCAAAGACTTGGTGGGAGAGCTTCCAAACTTAGAGGCGGAGTTTTACAAAGGATTAAAACGCGAAGGAGAGGATTTCAAAACTGCTTTTGGGTATTCTGAGGAAATGACTAAAGCTCAGATAAATGATAGAAAGATTCAGTTGAGGTATTCTTTCGAATCAGCTATCAAAAACTACAAAGAAGCTGTAAAAGTTGTAGACAAGGTTTATAACCTGTCTGAAGAAGATAAGTACAAGAAAATTTCTCATCCAAACTCTCCTGCATTTATACGTAGGATAATGATTCATGCTGCAGTTTCTGCTGAAAACAGAGACATGAGAGAAAAAGCAGTTATTGCTAAAGCTGCAGAAATTATAGGTGGAGATATTACATCTAAAGATGGATTAGTAGATACTATTACTATTCAAACTCCAGATGGGCCCAGAGTAATCCCTATGGGCACCATGAATGCTTTGGTTGAAGACGAGTACGGAGTTAAAAACTTTCAAACTGTAGATTTTCAACGCAGAGAAACTGCTCTTCGGTTACGTCAACTTGCTGCTGTCCCAAAAAGACAACAAGATGCAGAGCATATAAAAAGAGTTGAAGACCTTCAAGCTTTGTTTGATGTTCTAAAAAGAGAAACAAATGGAGATAAGCCTGTTTTATCTCTGTTCTTAGAAAATGGGAATGACTCTGAAGCTAAAACTTTAGATGAGTGGATTGCTCAAGACCCTTTGCGAGCTGGAGATAGTGAAGAACTTAAGCAATTGTTGAGTGATGCACGTAGATTAAGAGCTGAACGTCACTATTTTGCCTCTTTGTTTCAAAAACTTACTACAAAAGAGGGTAAGAAAGAGATGTCTGATAAGCTAACTAAGTTACAGAAAGACTTAGTAGAAGCTCAACTAGAAGCTGGAACAAAAGAAGAAAAAGAAGCTTTAAAAAAGTTAAGTATAGATGAGCTTAAGGCTAAGTTAGCTTTATACTCTTCAGATTTAACTATTAGACTTGATGAGTTTATAGAAAATGTACAACTTAAAAAAGAGACTCTTAGAACTAATCTAGAGCTTGTAGACATGCTCCAACCTTTTATGGAGCAACTAACTGCTAAAGGTAAAAAGAAACTTAGGGGGGCAAACCGTAAGACTCTTGTAGACCCTAAGACTGGAAATAAAATGGCTCTTTTGACTGTACAAGAGTATAAAACTCTTTACGAAAAAGCTGTACAAGAAATACCAGGATTAGAAAGAGAACTTGCAAATATAGATGAATCTGTAGAAGCTAGGATTAAATCTACAGAAGAACTTAAATATCAATTAAATGCTCTTATTGTAACTAAAACTCCTAATCCTGAAGGATATGAAGCTTACTTAAAAGCTAAAGATAAAGTAGATGCTTTTGAATACCTTAGGGAAGCTTTGAATCTGCCTGAAGACTTTAACTACGAAAGTTTTACGTATTTCTCTGAAAACGAAGAGGACATAAGAGTTTCTTTTAAAGAGGCTTTGACCTTAATGGATGATGGAATTGAAGCAATGGCTTTAGGAGTAATGTCAGCAACTGCTGAGTTAGATTCCTACAAAGCTCTTCTTGAAGGACATAGAAATGCTATGGCAAGTGTAGACTTGCTTCAAACAGCAGATACTGATGAGAATATAAAAGCTACTGTAGCAGCTTTAGAAGAACTCCTCAGAGTAGCTAATCAAAATTTAGTGGAAGCTCAAGAACGTAAAAAAGAACTTGAGAAGAACTACAATACTATACGAAGACTACAAGCATACATGAAAGCTATGGCTTGGGACGCTTCTACAGCTCACAAAGATGCTATAGGAAGTGTAGAGTTGGACCTTGAAAGTGTTATTAGTGCAAGTATACTGGACACTTCGTACACACCTGTTACAGGTGATGCAAGATTTTTACCAGATATTGCTCAAAATAAAAATGGATTCCTTAAAACTACAGGCGATAATGCTAGTAGTTTAAATAGGTACATAGAATTGTCAAAACAGATTTCTTTAACTGACAATGAAAAGAAAGATTTGAGGCAAGCTAAAAACCAAGTTATTTGGTATGATTGGTTGTCTAAATCTGAATCTGGAAAAGGTAATCCTTTAAATCCATTTGTAAAAATTTTACTTATAACTGAAAAGTCTCTTGCACATCCAGGAATTCCTCAAAGTCTTAGAGATGCTTTGTCAGGTACATTTGAGGGAAATGAGGATGTTAAAGCTGTAATTGTTAAGACTAATAAAGTAGATGGGCAAAACACTTGGGAAGCTGTGACTCATCAAGGAGGTATAGTTTTTACATCTTTAATGGATCCAGAATTAAGGACTAAGTCTGGAGAGGAAAGGTTTACAAATAAACTTGGCACACCCAGAACAGGTCCTGAAATGCAAGGTATAGTAGAGGAGTTTGCAGCTTGGAAAAGTACTGTGCTATCTGCTAATGAACCAAGATTTGTACCTATTACTGGAAAGTCTAACGGGACAGTTGTTGTAAATAAAGCTCCAGACGCTCCTTTACTTTTTTCAGACGCTGCAGTAATGTATGGGGTAGGAGTTAAGAACACAAAGCTTATGGCTGCGGTTAAACTTACCAAAGCAGAAATTGCTACTGGAAAGAATTTAAAGCCTTCTCCAAAAAGTCCATCTGTATGGTCTAAATTGGGTATGGTATGGGCCTACGACCATGTAAGAGCAGTTCTTGTGCCAAGCGAACGTCAACGATTAAGCGCCTCTACAGCACTCACTGTATCTCGTCTTTTGCAGTTACAACTTAAGACTATTAAAGAATACAATGATCAAGGAGAATCTCTTGGAAATGCAGTTAAAAGGTCTAAACTCCTTACTTTAATATCTACAAAAATAGATGACCCTATTTCAATTGAAGCCAATAAAACTTCTAAGGCAAAGGTCAAACCTGCTATTAAACAAATAGATGTAAACATAACTTTACAGGACCATTTGAATGATTTAGTCATTCTTACTAGCTCTGTTGGGCCATACGCACTTGATATAAGGATTGAAGATAAAGAAGGCGTCATCATCTATGGGAATAATCCTGCAGATGGGAAACCCTATACTATGTCTTTAGCAGACTTTGCTATCCCTGCAGCTCAAAAAAAGTTTTTAGATTTCCTGCAAACTAAATTTCACCAAGCCAATGCAAATACAATAGACAATGCAATGGCCGAAGAATTTTCTGAGTACAAAGGGAAAGGAGGAAAGCCTGAAAAACGCTCTGAGAATAAGTTTAAACCACTTACTCCTTGGGTAAAAGTATCTATTGGAGAAGATTTAAGAATAAATCCTATTCAACCATCTACAGTATTTCACAGTTACAACCATTATTTGCTTACACCTTCTGCAAAAGAAGAAAAAGCTCCTATAATGTTTAAGACTATGCCATTTAAGAATGTCCTAGCTGTGCAAAGGACTAAAGGAGGGTACTTAACTTTTGGTAAAGGATTAAGTCAATCAGGTCAAGTTGCAACACCTTTTAGCACATTTTCTTATAAAGCAGATGCTAAAAATGCAACAACTGAAACTGTAGAGACTCCTAAAGTGCCTGCAGTCAGTCTTACTGCACCTACAGCAGAAGATTTAGGGTCAAATTGGTTGCAAACTACTTCTGAAGAAAAAGAAAATCCTTTTCCTCAAAAAGAAAATGTAGAAGGAGAAGTTCCACCATCTACTGAAGATGATGAAATAGCTGCTCAAATAGCTGCTGCAGGAAATCTTGTTGTACAAAACTCTAATCTTGAGTTACTAACTTCAACAACAAATGTTCCAGGAGATGTTCAAAATGTAGAGACTCCTATTTTAAGAGAAAACACTTTACATGAAAACATATTAGCTGTACCAGAGCTTTTTAAAACACTTAAGGCAGAGAATATATCAAAAACTTTAAATATTGGAGGTAAAGTATCTGCTTTAAGTGTTCCGGCTATCACTATAACAGTTTCTGGTAAAACTGTTGAAATTGCAAATTATGAGATAGTTGAAGCTACAAAAGAAAATCCAAATGGAATTGAGTTGTCTTTTTTAAGAGAAGACCCTGTTCCAGATAAACTTAGAGAGGAAATATTAAAGCGCATTGCGGAAGCTATAGAAATGCCATTTTTGAATCTGTTTCAAGCAAATAATCCTCGCACTCTACAAATACTTGAAACTATTGATGAGGAAAAAGCACGAGTTCTTGGAATGACTCCGTTGTCAATAGCTGACTCTCAAATACTCATTACATCTTTGAGTACAGAAGGAGTTGCTCAACTTACAGATTATGGGAAAGTATTAATAAGCAAGTTTGCTCCTGGAGGTGCTTTGTACCATGAAGCTTTCCACAACATCTCTTTGTATGTTTTATCTCCAAAAGACTCTAAATACTTGTACGACAAGGTTAGGGCAATTCCTGGGAGTATTACTACGTACCAAGGAGAAACTAAAAAGCTTTCAGAACTATCTAATAAAGAGGCTGAAGAGTGGTTGGCAGAAGAGTTTAGATACTACTTACTTGACCCATCTTACAAAGTAGCTAAGACCAGTGTAACTGACACAAGAAGTGCTATCAAAAGATTCTTTGATTTCTTAAAGACCACTATTAGAAGATTTACAAAGACTAATGAGAACTTTGAGTTTGATAAAAATTTAAACTCAATAGAAGGTCTATTTAAAGCTATAGAAGGAGGTAAGTTCTTAAATGCTTCAAGGCATAGTGAAAAAGGATACGCTGGAATATATAATATGTCTTTAAAAGATGCGGGATTGACTGTTAAATTTCAAAGAGACTTGGTAGACATATTTATAGCTGAAATTGGCAATGCAGTAGATGGGGACAAAATAAATATGAATCTAGAAGATTTGTATATAGGTATGACCTTAAAAGAAGAGGAGTCAAGAGTAAAAGCATTATATACAAGAGCATTTTTTGATTTAAGAGAAAAGCTTTTAATTAAAGAAGCAGAGTTTTTGAAAGCCACTGAAGGTAAAGAAAGACCTGCTGAAGAAGTTGTTTCTTATGTTCCATCTACTGTTCCTATTGCTGTTCCAGTACAAAAAGAAAATATATCTAGCAAAGGCTCTGAATTTGCCAAAAAACTTACCAATGTAGGAAATACGGTAGGATTAACTTATAAAGGTAAATCTTACGTTAACTCTGAACACGCTTATCAAACTTGGAAATCAGGTGAATTTAATCAAGCAGGTTACGATTTAAAAGGTGGTAAAGTAAGAGGAGGTAAAATTGGAGACACCTTCTCCATAATGACAGATATTTTGACTGAAAAGTTAAAACAAAACCCTGAACTTATAGAGGGTATTAACCAAAGAGGTGGGTTGGGTTATGTTCAGCAATCCACTCACAATGTAATTGGCGATAAGTTTTGGGAGTCAACTGGTCAAAATAAATTTATAGAGGCTCTTACTAAAGCCTATCAAAATGTGGCACCTCAAGCCACCTCTTCACCTGTTCTGGAAAAACCTGTTGCACCTAAAAAGAAACCCTCAGAACTGGCTTTAAATTTTATGAAGTTAGAGGCTGTTCAAGCGTATCTTAAAATTACAGGCAGAAGTTTGCAAGAAAGAGGTAATCCAGCAATTCTTAAAGAACTTGCAGATAAGCACTTTGCTGAAATGAAGTTTAAAGAGCCTAAAGAAGCTACAGATGAAGAAGGAAAAACTAAAGACATGTATGACAGAGAAGTTCATACAGAAGGTCCTATAAACACAGCTGAGAGCGCTATACGACTTCTTTTAGGTGGGATTACGGATCCATCATCTATGACCACTGCGTCTTTACCAGGAACTTATCCTTTGAGTCTTCAAAAAATACATGGGGGTAAAAGCGTACATGGCATATTTAAGGTTTTGCAAGATTGGTGTATGAATTCTACCTCTTTAGATCAGATTATAGAGACTGTCAAAAAGAAAGGTGAGATTTATGTGCCAAACACAAGAACTAAAAAGTATCCTTGGGTAAGTACTGTGCTTAAACGTATAGAGCATCTTCAATCTATAGATGATACACAAATTGTAGGTATGGACTTAACTGCTACAGCTAAGCATAACATGCTTATATCTATTACAGCTCAACTTACTAAAGCTAATCAACCTCCTATGCTTACTTTGCTTCAACAGCAAGGAACTGAACTAGGAGCATATAATAGGATAAGTATTTTAAATCCTACAGATGAAGCTGAAATAGGAGCTATTACAAATGAGTGGAAGAATAACCTCATTACTTTAGTAAATAGAGGGCAAGCTAAACATGTTAAAATTATAAACAATGTGTTTCAATTTGACCCATCTGTACCAATTATCCCAAGTAATCCAAATAGTAAACTTATAAATGTTTCTTCATTAGTTGAAAAAGCTTCTATAAGAGAAATTATAGACTACTTAAAACCGTTAGGTATAGTTTTCTCTAATGAAGAACGATTAATAAATGCGTTTGAAGAGATAAATGAAGAGGGAGAAATTGAAGAAGACTTTGAAGCTATTCAAGAATTACGAGAAAATTTAGGTAACATATTTAGTGGATTGTCTAGTCCATTAACAAGTTCAGGGGCATCTGTAAACCTATATAGTAGGAATACATCTGAAACCGCATCTCGTATGCGTAAAATAGTTGAGTTAGAAAATAAATATGGTGACCGCATAAAAAATGCAAGTTCACATATTCATGGAAAAGTTGAATACGATATTACTGAAGGAAATACACTTACGTTGGTTGCAAATAGTGTTTTAAGCACTCTTGCACACCTTAACCCTGCAACAGTTCCTTACAGTAGAAATAGCCTCACTGTAGCAGCTCAAACAATTAAAGTAAAAGCTGGAGAAGCTCATGCTTTACCTGTGTACCGGTCTATAGGATTAAAAGAGGACAAGTCTGGAGAAACAGGTGCCAAAACAAATAAACTTGAGGTTCCAGAGATTTTAGCAGAGAAAATTAGAACTATTCAAGAAGGATTTTCTCCTCTACCACCAGCTGCTGATAAAAATACTGTGTTGAATGTGGCTTTAGGTATATGGGAACCATTGAGTAATGGAGTTGGAAAAGTCACTTATGAAAAAAGTGAAAGCGCTCTTTTAAATTACTTAGAGGATGAAATTCTAGCAAGTGTAGTTGGTATGCGAGAACTTTCTTACATCAAAAATTACGAAACTAATATTCAAAAACTTAGGTACTTTGAAGGTATAGTTGGACCTAAGAATAATTCTTTAGTAGAAAACTACTTAAAAGACTCGAAAGAAACCAATAAGATTTACGAAGAGTTTAAGACCACTCAAAAAAGTCCTACTCTAGATGCATTTATGTTAAAAAACAAAGATGCTTTTACCAAATCTATAAAATCTTATGTTGCAGAAAGTGGAGAGAGATTAAAAGAAGATTTAATCTACAACCATTTAATACGTTTAGATGATAAAGGAGGAGTGTATGTTACAGGTTTAGATGCATTAGTTATTAATGCAGGTACCACTAACAAAACTTCTTACATAAAAGACTTTCAGCTTGAAGGAATTCTAGAAGATCTTGTTCTTCGTCAAATTATAGGGAACAATGAAATATTTAAAATTCTACTAGGAGACCCTGCATTTTACTCAGATCTTCTTAAAAGAGTTGGTGGAGCTCCAGGTCCTAAAACTTTAGGTAGCACTGATTTAGATAGTATTGCTTTCTTTGGTAAAGATGCAATTGCAAAAGGATATGTGAGTGAGACAGGCATTATAAATGGATTGACCATAGAAGAGCCAATTTTTATAAATAAAACTGTCTTAGGAGATTTAACTGAAGAGCTTCAAAAAGCTTATGAAGCTCCAATTGATATGTCAGATGGTTCCATATTCGTTCTTCCAGAAGTTTACAGATTCCTAGAAGGAATGACAAATCAATGGGGATTTGAAAAAGAGACTATGTATCATCGTTTGATGGACTCTAAAACTCCTGAAGGAAAAGAGTTTGAAAGCATTTATGGCGGAACTTTAAGTCCAAGTAAGCCACAATATTATGGTCCAGCTTTAAAAGAAGGGCAAAATGTTGTGTCAGCTTTCTTAAAAATGGCTGTATTTCCAATTGATGACTCTATGAGTGTAATCAATGGGGTGAAGTACAAAAACATAGATACTATCTTAAAGTTTATGAGGGAAAACAACACTGGGTTTTTAGTGCTCCCCTCAGCACAAAAAGTAGGTGGGGTAGATCCTAAACAAGGGATACTACCTAAAATAAATGAAATCATTTACCAAGCAACTGGTGAAATAGTCTTTATACCTGGAAAAAAAGGTAAAGTTGACCCAAGAGCTTTTACAGGGTTTGACATAAAGTATTTTGGCGCTCAGTTAAAAACTGGAGCTGAAGCTAAAAAAAGTACAGCTACTGCAACTCAAGCAAGAGTGCAGATGTACACAGACTTGTATGAAAATGGTCAAGTGTCTGAGTACATGTTCCCAAATCCTACAAGAAGAGCTGAAGTAGAAAGCATTTTAAGTGATTACACTGAAACCTTAAATCTTTTAACAACTAAGTCTACAAAAAAACTTCTTCAAGACCTTAAAATTCCCTACGTTCAAGATGAATTGACAGGAGAATGGGGGTACAAGATGAGTAAAGGTTCTTACGAACAAATTTTAAAAGTTCTAGAAGCTTCTGGGTCAGACAATAGTCTTGGAGAACAAATTATGGAGGGGATAGAGTATTTTAAAACTCTTGACGAATTCAAATTTGAACATTTTGTAGCAGGTCCAAGAATAGAAAAAATGCTTGCCTCCCACATGGAAGGTAAAGTTACAAGGTCTAAGTATAAAGGTGCAGGACTTATTCTTGCCTCTAACTTAGGGTACGAGTTTTCAGAGACACAAAACGAAGATGGTACTACAACTATTGCAGACAAAAGATTAAAATTAGGAGTAAATCCTGAAACAAATGCGTATGAGTTAGAGGTTTTTCTCCCTCATTATTTTGAGGAGTTCTTTGGTAAAGATTTTTTGATAACAGATGAAGGTATAATTGATCCTGTTACTAAAGAAGTGTATCCTGGAAGTAAAGGACTTCTAAGTATGATTGGAATTCGTATCCCTACAGACGGATTACACTCTATAGATGTTATACGAGTAAAAGGATTCTTGCCTCAAATAATGGGACCAAGAGTAGTTGTACCAGAACTTCTTGTAAGAAAAGCAGGATCTGACTTTGATGTGGACAAATTGACCACATATTTTCAAAGTTATAAAGTTATTAAAGGAAAACTTGTACGGGAGCAAATGCGCACTGTAGAAGAATACTTTAATCAAAAATTAAAGCAATCGGAGTCAGGACTTTACACTGAAGAAGAGCTTTTAGAGTTTGAAGAGAGTGTAGAATCTGCAGAAGATATATTAGCTAGAAGAGAAGCTATTAAAAATAAAAATGCAGCTGTTATTTCTAACACAATAGAAAGGTTGACCAATGAAGAATACAAAAAGTACCATGATCAATATGGTGCAATCTCTTTTGAGACATGGCTTTCAGAAAACCCTACAACTGTTGCAGATGTAAATACTACAGGAGCTTTGCAAAATCATATTATGGATGTGATGGCAAAACTTATTCAACTTCCTGAACGTAAGAATGCACTTATGAGCCCTGTAAATACAGACACTGCAGCTAAGGTTTCAAAAGAACTTTTAGAAGCTCACAATCTTACTGGAAATAGATACAAGATACCTACTCTATCCAATAAAGATGCAGTAGAAGAAGTAGATGAAAATGGTAAAAAATTACCTAAAAAAACTATTCCACTAGCGGACAGTTTAGGTATAGGAGAAGTGTCTCGTGTTCAATACGCATATTGGGAGGGAAAAAGTGTTACTGCAATAGCTGCTGTGTTTAGTACTTTTAAGATAAAAGCGCAAATAGCAGGATTACAACTTGCTCCAAACCTTTTTGGTACTGTAGATGGTTCTTCAGTTTTTGTAAAATACAATTTTGCTGAAACTGAAAATTTTGATAAAAACGCTCCAGTAGAATTAGGGAGAATAAGAGACTTAAATCTTGTTGAAGAAGATAGGGTCCATATTACCTCTATAAATAGCGAAAGCGTGAACACAGCTGTAGACACTGTAAACACCCCATATTTGCATATCCTAAATATGGGTATTAGAAATGCAAGTGCTGGACTGTCTTTGATAAATATTGGGGTACCACTTAAAAGTGTTTCAGCATTATTCAATCAACCTATAGTGAAAATATTTACGCATGAATTGAATATATCAAAGGGAAGAGTATTTAAAGCTTTTAACGAACCTGTCTACGAAGGTGAAGTTGTGTCTAATGCAATTAAAGCTATATATGATAGTGGAGAGGTATCAGTAAAGGAAGGTACAGACCCTACATTCTTTACGTACGAGCAATTAATGGAGATGATTAAAATTCCTTTGGAAGATATGACTCCTGTGCAAAGAGGGTATCAATTGCAAATACTTCAAGATTTTAGAGGGTACACTGCTTTAGGAAATATAGTTACATCTTTAATGAGCACACAATCTTTTGATACTAAACCTCCAAGAGGAAAAGTAGACATAATGCTCAGGAATAAAATGTACCAGGACATGTTAAATAAGAAGCAATTTATAAATGCAGAGAAAATAACTGAGTCCAGTAAGTTTTTTATAGCAGAGTTAAAGAAATTCACATTAGAGACTCCTAAAATCTTACAAGATCTTTCTGAATCTAATAATTACGGAGAGTTGTATGAGTCTGTGATGGAAATGGCTATGAATGAAATACTTTTACCTGATGTGTTCATGTCCTACGATGATAAATTAGATTCTTTAGAAAGAGTAGACCAGTTATTTACAACTATGCTCTTTCAAAGAACTCCTGTAAAAGGTTCAAGCGTAGGAGATCAAGCACAACGTCTATTGTATGGTAAAGCATCTTTGTCTCAACAATTATTGGAAATAGCAGAGAACCCTTCTCATCCGTTGTATGAGAATTTCTACATACATCACCTTAGACCTATCATACAGACTGCTCCTATGATGAACAGAATTGGTAAGACAGTTCTTGCACCAGATTATGTTCAAGCTCAAGTTAGAGGATTGTCTGAGTTAGATCAAGCAATGCTTAATGAAGCTTTTAAAGAAATTCAAAAACATGATATTGAAACAGGAGGTCGTTTAGCTGAGGACATAATAGACACAGCTTTACTCCAAGCTGGAGTACTGACATCTCCATTCTCTTTCTTAGATACAGTTTCTGGTGAAAGTTTTGCTAAAAAAGCCAAATCAATTTTAGATGCATACAACGGAGATTCAAACAATATAGGTGTAGTAGGAGAAAGTGATTCTAACCAAAGACCTAAAAATGTACTATCTATGATGGTTGCAACAGGTCTTTTAAAAGCAGTTGTAGCTAAAGACAGTTCATCTAAGAGAAAGACTCACATGTTTACTCAAAAGTATACAAAGCTCAATGAAGCCTCTGCAGATGGTAAGGCTCAGTTTGCAATGGAAATGTTTAGAATAGACCACATACAAGGTTTTGCAGATGTAATTCATAAGTTGAATCTTGTGGGTAGAACTGATGCTACTTTTTTAAACTTTACAGATGCTATCTTTGACCTCAGTAGAACAACAGAGCACCCAATAAAAACAAATTGCCCATGACCTGCAGTGTAAAGCAAACAATAGTAGACCAGTTAGAGATAGATAAGCTTGTAGAGCACGATGGGACAGGGTTTAAGATAATTGGGGACCACAACCAAATAAATACAACTCTTGGTGATTTTACTGCTTCTCTAACACGTTCTCATGGAATTACTGAACCTCCTTTTTCTATTGGTCCTGAGTATGTGGTTCTAAACGATGAATTGCTAGATGCAATTTACGAAATAGACAATGGAATTACTCCTCCTCCAACAGATGAAGTTGTATCTGCTGAAGAAGAACTCCTGCAGTCTGTAAACATGATTCTTACAAAACTTGGATTGACATCTAAGTCTGTAGATAAACTTCGTGACCGTGACGGAAACCCTATAAAAGGGGTTGCTGTTGCAGACATCTTAAATAGGTCTATTCAATACCTTGAAGGAAGACAAGAAGAGGTACCTGAGGAGGTTATTCACTTCTTTGTACAGGCTTTAAAAGAGTTGAATGACCCTTTGTATATCTCTATGGCAGAAAGAGTCCACAAAGAGCCAGAATACGCTGAAGTTCTCACAACTCACTCAGATTTAGGGTATAGTGAAGAAGATTTATTGGATGAAGCTATTGCTAAGGTAATTCTAAATAGAATCTTGACAACTCTTAAGTCCTCTAAACCAGGAGTACAAGAACTATTTGATTCCAATCCTGAATTATCTACTATTGGTACACAAGAACAATACTCTCAATACTTAGATAGTATATTTCCTGATAGTCAAGTAAAAGATATTGTTTATCATGGTATTACAAGTAGGTTAAAAGAGAAATTTTATAAATTTTCTAAAGAATTTATTAAATCAGGACAAGGTAGATATGGAGAAGACGGGTTTTTCTTTTCAGAAAATAAAGATGAAGTAAACAAAAATTACAATAGTTCTGGTTTAATCACAGCTATTATTAATTTAAGAAATACAAGTAAAGATATTTACAAAAATACTTGGAAAGAAACTGTAGAATACTTAACTGAACCACAAGAACTATATGGTGGGAAAACTGATTTAGATTATTTATCTGAAGGTTATAGAGCAGCAGCTTGGAATAAAGAAGGAAATTGGAAAAAACAAGTAGAAAGATTAAAAGAAGATGGTTGGAAAATAGAAGAAACTGCTAATTCTTATATTAAATTAGGAAAAATATCTTCTCAAGAAAAAACATATTACAGCCATTTAAAAAAGAATTTAGAAAAAGGAACGCTACCTTTTAATGTAAATAATTCTGTAGAAGCTATAACAAAAGCAAAAAAACAAGGATTAGATGGTTTAATTTATGAAAATGTATTAGAGGAATCTTCTGTTGATAAACATAATCAATATGTAGTATTTGAACCAGAACAAATACATATATTAGGAAGTAAACAAGATATAGAAGGATTTAAAGAGTTTGTGGGGAAACCTATTGAAGCTACAGGAGATAGAAATACAAGATGGTGGGGCAGAGTTAAAAAGAAACTAGAATCTGTATTTAATATAGACGGTTCTGACCCATTTATGGAGGCTGCAAAAGAGATGTTTCAAAACGACTTATCTCGATATGCAAATGCTATTTCTACTTCTAAACGTGAGACTATGTTTAGGTCTGTAGAAAATAGGAACGCTCAGAGTGTCATTTCAAAAAACATCATAGAGATGAATGCCTCTATGAAATTGCAGGCAGCACCAAGAGATGCTTTGGGAAAAATGCCTGACGATGCTTTTGCCATACTTTCAGCTAAAGGTGGGACAGATACTATAATGCGTTACCTAAATGTTTTAACTGGCAAGTTTGTAACTTGGAGGGGAACAGATAAAAAAGCTTTAACTAATGCTAGAAGGTATGCAGATGTTAAAATGTCTGATGCAACCATAGATAAGTCTGAGAAAATGTCTGACTATGGAACTAATTTACATGCTTTCTCTCAACTTTTAGCAATAAATTGGGCCAAGAGTGCAAAAAACTCTGGAGAAAATGGAGCTTACAAAGATATTTTGAATGTAGTTGATACAACTCAAGGAGAACCTCAACCTACATTAGAAGAACTTCTAGAGCTACTTCAATTGGACAGAGAATCTGTAAACAGTATGAATGCAGCTGTAAAAGAGATTGTAGATGATATAGTAGATGTTCAGGCAAAAATTAATAAAAAAAATAAAAAGAGTGACAAAGTAGATTTGTACACTGAATTTAAGGTTCGTTTAGATAAAAAAGATAAAGCTGGTACAATAGATATGATGTTTGTATTTTCAGACTCTACTGGTGCCATTTTTGATTACAAGTTTACTGCCCCTGAAGATTGGAAAACTCCAGCATTAAGGGTAGATCCATTTAGAAATCAAATAGACTCGTTTGAAGATCAAATGGGATTCTATAAAGATGCTGTAAAAGCTTTAGGTGTAACTTCTTTAAGAAGAACTAGAGTTATACCTGGGGCTTTAAAGTTAAAAAAGAATGCTGAAGAAAAGATTATAGGTATATCTACTGTATCTATGGGGTCAAAAACAGATAAGTTCCTTAGCCCAATTCCTTTACTTAGAGAAACAGCTGATGAAGACATTGACTTTAGTTTAGAGTCTCTAAACAATTCTCTTGCTTCTCTCAACAAACTATTAGAAGAATTGTCTGGGGATAGGCTTACCCCAGAACAGAAAAGAACAAAGCAAGCTGTTCGTCAAACTATTCGAGAATTATTGACTCGTTCAGATCTTCGTCAAACTATGGAGGATATGAAAATTTTATACGAAGATCTTCAAAGTCGTATAAATATTGAAGACCCAGAAGATCCTAGATACTTGAGCACCGTTGCAATAAATAGTGCTGTAGAAATGATTGAGATATTTAAAAGAATACCTGAAGCTATTGCAAATAGTGGGGGGCACTTAAATGATGCATCAAAAAAGACTTTAACTGAGTCCATAGGAAAAATTGCATTATTTGGAGACACACTTATTGGTATGTACAAATCGAGAGTTTTAGAAGACTCTGGAGTGAATTTAAGTGATATAAGTAATGCTCCTTCTATGATGCACAAGTTTGTGTCTTTTAGAGAAAGTAACAACATTATAGTAAGTTATGTAGCTATGACCATAGATATGGCCAATGAAGCTGCTAATAATGAATATAGAGAGTTGTTTGATAAGTGGGAGAAGTTAGATAACAATCTGGTTGAGTGGGCAAAAGCAAATGGAAAAAGTGTGCAACATGCTTACAATATGCTTCACAGAACTACTAAATCTGGTAAAAAACTTATCCGAGTTTTTAAAGAATCATTTTCTGACGAAAAGAATAAGTATTTAAAGGATTTTAGAAATGGCACTCCAGAAGAAAAAACAATTGCAAAAAACTGGTTACTAAAAAATTTAGAACTAAAACCTGATGCAAAAGTAGAATATGAAAAGAACCTAGAAGAAAAGAAAAAAGCTCTTTTAGGAGAATATGGGTCTCCAACTAATAATTCATACCAAAGAAATCTTGCATATTTTATCGCCAATAACGATGTGTTTAATAATTCAGATGCCTGGGGTTCCTACTCTTATTACAAGTATTTGCAATTTAAACCATCTGTTGTAGAGGCCAATTACAGTCCAGAGTACGCAGAGTTGAAAAAGGGGGGTAACGAGCTTCTCTTAGAATTTTACGAAGCTTGGCAAAAACAAATGCAAGATTTTGACTCAATGATTACAGGAGTCACTATCCCTTATAATATGATACCTAATGTTCACGCAAGTCCTGTGGAAAAATGGGTGGAAGGAAAATTAGGTATTAAGTCAGTTTTGCGAGACCTTAGATTGTCTTTAACTCTTGATGTTGAAAATGAAGAGCGCTCTTCTAAAGATACAAGTAGAAGCATTCCTTTAAGGTACATGCAGCCTCTTAGAGACAATGCAGGAAACATTACCCCAGGATTTGTAAGTGCAGAGCTTACACCAGCTTTATTAGAGTTTGGAATGAGTGTTTTGAGGCATAAACATCGACAAAATATTCAAGCAGATGTTATGATGGCTCAAAGAATTCTAGAGGGACCTAAAGCTCAAGAGTACTACGAAGAAGGAGGAGAACGTAAACTTAGGGAGGTAAGTGCTGAGACTAAAGCTACCTTAAATAAAGCCATTCAAATGAAATTGTATGACTTAGGTTTAGGTGGAACTCCAAATGGTAAAAAGGTTCAAGCTGCTATGGGGCTGTTCAGTAAGATTGTAATGACTATTCCTATTAAGTCAGCTGCTGCAGCTTTTGTGTCTGGAGCAATATTTGGAAATAGCCAATTAAAATCTAATCCAAATTTTGGAGAGGCTTCTTTGATGGAAGCTATGAAGTTTTTGTTTACAAACAGGGAAAAAGGAAATGTCATAGCCGATTACTTTAATATTTACCAAGAAGGAGATTTAAGGATGCAATCTAGAACAATGCGCCATAACTTCTTTACACGCTGGGCAAATGATGACTACTTGTATTCTCCACTTAGGCCAACAGATGAGATGGGGGATAGACGTATGTTTATAGCCATGCTGTCCAATTATTCTATTGATGAGAAGGGATTGTTTCAAAGATTAGAAGATCTTCCAATAGGAGCCAAATCTGCCTTAGAACAGATTGAAGTTTCAAACGGAAAAATCCTTACAAAAATATTACCCTCAGAACGGACTAAAATGTCAATGATGTTTAAGGCTGAAATGGGAGCTGTTAGAGGAAGTAATACTCCTATGGACATAGCTGAGTACCAAGCTGAAATATTTGCAAGTGCAGTTATGCAATTTAAAGGGTGGATGCCAGCCATGCTTTTAGGTAGATACGGAGATGTAAAGTATGACAAGTATATGTACAGAATGAAAGAGGGTAGAATTTCTGGAGCATATAAATCTTTAAAACTTAAGTATTCTCCAGAACAACTTCAAGATAAGACTGCTAGTTCTTTACTTATAGCAAGTGTTGCAGAAAAAACATACAATGTATTAGCAGGACTGTTAAGTGATAAAAACTACATCCTTACTAAAAGAGAGTACGAACGGTTGGAAAAGGGGGGTAAATTAAACGACAAGAAAATAGCCAACTTTGAAAAAAGAAGAGAAGCTCTTCGTAAAGAGATGGATTTTATCCGATCAAACTCTACTGACCCACATCTTGTAAATATGACTGAAGAAAGTTTTTTCAGATTAAGAGAAGCTTCTGTAAGAAGTACATTATTTGAAATGAGAGCTATTCTTGTAGTAATGCTTGCCTCAATGCTTTTAAATGGATTAGCAGATGATGATGAAGATGAAAGTTACGCTACTCAAATGGGTGCAGTAATGCTAGACAGACTTTTGTTAGAGATAAGGATGTTCTTAAATCCTTTTGAAATCTTGAACTTAAACAATGGGATACCAGTTTTAGGTCTATTACAAATGATTCAAAGAATAGCTTTCTCTTCTGCAGATATTACTTTCCAAGCCTTGACAGAAGATGAAGTAGATTTTTCAAGTTTTAACAAAGCTATACTGTCCCCATTACCAGGATACAGTGCTTATAAATTTGTTGCAAACTAAAAACCATGAAAAAGGAGGGAAAATAGAAAAGAATGAGACCGAACCCATTCTTTTTTATCCCTCCTTCTTCACAGTTAATAATTAAATATCGTAGACAACTCTACTGTAAGTCTCCTTCTCTAAGGTTGGACTACTCATAACTTCCTCGTGATTGTACAACTTAACTCCAAGTTGCTCTGAAAGAACTTTTTGTCGCTCTGGATCCCGCGTAAGGATAGAATGAAGGGTACTACCTTCTCCTTCCATGTGGAAACTTAGGAGCTTTACCTTATAAGCAGGTGACATAGCAGAGTACTTTCCCGATAGGAATTTGTCATAATCTTCTTTCCACTTGTCAGGGATAGAGAATATGTACATCGTAGTTACTTTACTTGTTTCTTCTGTTCTTAGGTAATTAGGATGAGCTTCAACCTCACTTTCAAATTGCAAGAAATCTTTAGTCCCTGAGAATCTGTACAATACGGCAATACATTCTTTATCAGATTCTGTTGCAATAAAGCAATTTAACAGTAATCTAGAAAAGAACATGTTTGACCTATTATCAAATATCATTGGGGTGATAAACACAGAGGCTTTGGTTCTATAAGCCATTCGTATCTCCACATGACTATTGTTTTCCGGTCCAATCTTTGTAATGTGATTGGCTTTATAAACAATTGGTGGAGTTCCTATACTAATTTTTTGCCCTACGTTTATAGTGATTCCATTGTCAAATTCAGCTAGAACTATCTTTTCAGATTCATCCAACTTAAACTCTCCATTGCACCCAATAACTCTAAGAGCTAAAGTATCAGCAATTTCTATTCCTTTGACTGTGTTCATCCCCATAGCT